CTAGGCTCTTTTACTTTCCATCCCCGCTTTCATCCCCGCATCCCTGCCACGCGATGCGTTCGCGGCCTCCTGCATGTACTCCGGCGCATGGTGGCCATAGACCTGCTGGACCGTCTGCGGGCTCATGCCGACGAAGCCTCCGACCTGCCAGACATCCAGCCCGTCCCGCAGCAACCACGTCACGCAGGTGTGGCGCAGCGTGTGCGGGTGGACGCCGGAAAGCCCCGCCGCCGTCGCGGCCGCGGCGAACCCCTTCTTCACATCCCCCACCGGCTTGCCATCGCACTCCACCACGTACTGGCGGGTAATCCGTCGCGCGATCCGCAGCCACGGCAGGAGCCGCGGGGCAATAGGCACGCGAGCCCGACGCTTCTTGGTCTGCACCCGGCCGATGGGATTGAAGTCGATGAATCCGCGATCCAGATCGACGTAACCGCCGTCCGTATTCGGCTGCCACTGCAGCCCCAGAATCGCCTCCTTGCGTGCCCCGTGATACAGACCGATCAGGATGAACATCGGCAGGTGAAGGTTCATGTGCATCGTGCCGTCGGCGTCCTTCCACCGCCACCGGCGCCGCCACGCGGCCCACAGCAACCCGGCCGCATCGGAGCGGGTGAGGAACGCCTGCTCGTCCTTCGGAACGGGCGGCAGAACCACCACCCCGTGCCCGGCGAGATAACCCTCGGTCTCGCACCAGTTCATGGCGGCGGCCAAGGTGCCCAGCTCGCGACGGACGGTTCCCGGCGCCCGGCCGCTCTCCGAGGCGTACCGCCGGCAAGCGCCGGCAGTTATCCCGGAGACGGTCGCGCCATCCCACCACGGGATCAGGTTGCGGATCGCGTAGCGGATGCGCTCAGGGTCGGCCGCGTGCGGGGCGTGGTGCTCCAGGTACAGCCCGAGCATGTCCGTCACGCTGAGTTGGTCGGCAGGCGCAGGACCTCGGCGGACGACATCGACGGGTTGGGCTTGCTCGGTGATGAGGGCTGCGAGGGCTTGTTGGGCTTCCCGCACATCGCCAGTACCCGTTGAGCGCTCGCGCTTAGCGCCGTGCTCGTACCAGCGGATGAAGTAGATGTACTGCTTGAAGCCGCGCTTTGGCGTGGCCCCATGTCGCTCGTCCGGTCCGTAGAGGACGAGCTTGGGGCCGGTGTTGGCTTTTGCCATGAATCACCTGTCATCTTGTAGCGCTCCAGGTCGGTTCGGAGGACGAGGAGCGTGCGGCCAAATCGCTTCGCGGGCAAGGTGCCGCTGGCAATCGCCGCCCGAACGGTTGCCGGCTTCACGGCGCCGCCCGGGTGAAGGAACCGGGCGGCCTCGGGGATGGTCAGCAGGTCGGATGGGTCGCTCATTGCTGGCGCCCCCTACAGCTTGCACGGCATGACCAGCGCGACCTGGGGCGCCTCGTCCGGACCGGTTCCCGACGGCCAAAGCGCCGCGGGTCCGGTCGGGTCGCTGAGCCGCATAGCGACGCGCCCGACCGGCATCGAGCCCAGCGCGTCGAGCAGGAGGGGCGCGGCGAAGCCGATGACGATCTCCGCATTGCCCGAGGCCTCGATGGCGTCCTCGGCCTCGGCGCCATTCCCGCCGGCCGCGCGCAGGCCAATGCCGTCCGGGGCGATCGTCAGGCGGGTGGTGTTGATCTTGTCCGTCGCGGCGACGCGGACGCGGCGCAGGGCCGCCAACATGGCGTCCCGGTCGAACTCGGTCGCGTGCTTGCCGGCCAGGGCATGGTCGACGATGACGGCCGAGTTGTGCGGGAAGCTACCCTTGACGAGCTTGCAGCGGAACCGGGCCGGCCCGGCCTTGAACGCGACAGCATTGGCGGAGAGCGTTACGGTGACCTCGTCCTCGTCGCCGACACCATCGAGGATCGAGCGCAGCGGAACCCACGCCGTTGTCGGCAGCATCACATCGTGCGCAGGAACGTCGCCGGCGCATGCCACGCCGGTACGCGTCATCGCGTGTCCGTCCGTCGCCCAGGCCAAGAGCTTGCCCTCGGTGGGCCGCAGGCAGGTCACGCGGAGGTAATAGCGCGTCTCCTCCGCGGATGCTGCCCACGTCGTTACCTCTGCGATCCTGCGCAACTCTCCGGCCGTGACCGTCAGCGCGCTGCCCTTGACCGGATCAGTAGCGGGGAAGTCGCGGACATCAAGCGTCGCGAAGCGCAGCTTGGTCCGGCCGGCGCCGACGCGGAGCATGCCGTTGTCGAGACAGACCTCAATGTTACCGGCGGTCAACTCGGACACGGCCTTGGTCAGCAGCGGCCCGCTGACCGCGATGTCGCCGGGCGCGGCCAGGGCGGCGGGGACCTGGAGCGAGGACCAGTGGTCCATGTCGGTGCTGGCGACGGTCAGGCCATTTCCGGCGGCGCGCAGCACGACGCAGCCGAGGATGGGGATCGTCTTGTTGCGGCCGGAGAGTTGGCCGCCGCGGCGCAGCGCCATCAGCAGGTCGGCGCGGTCGATGGTGAAGTGCATGATGGATCACTCGTCGTCATCGTTGCGGGTGCAATCCCGCACGGGCTCGTCGCATCCGCCGCAGCGCTTCCCCGCAAAGCCCCACCAGACCTCGTCGATCAGGTCCAGCAGCATCAGATTCGTGCCATGCCGGATCAGCGGTCGCGCCGCGTCCTCCAGATTCATGACCGAGCCCTTCGCGGCCAGCGGCGGCTCGTGCCAAGTCAGATCAGCATCCCGGACCTCATTCTCCAGCTCGGCCCAGAGCTCCGGCTCGTCGCCGGCAAGACCCCAGAGCGGGTCGAGCCGGTGGCGCACCGCGCGGGCGTAGATGCCATGAGGCAGGTGGACGAGATTGCGCGGGCGCCGGAGTTGCTCGACGGTGAGTGCGGCGATGGCTTTGCCCCTGGGCATCGGGACGCCAGTGGTGCGCGAGATGTCGGTCATGGCGGTCTCCTTCGGCAGGCGCGCCGCCGGGACGCGCCTGCCGGATCGATCAGAACAGGTCGTCGTCATCGGCCGCAGGCGGCGGGGGCGGCGGAGCGGAGTTGCTGGCAGCCTTGGGCTGCTTGATCGCGGCCGGGGGCTGGCCGCCCGTCTGAGTGGCCGTCTGGGTGGGCTTGGCCTTCCCCTCGATCTCGCCGCGCAGACGGCGGTACTCGCCCTGGATCTCGGAGATCAGCCCCTCCGGAGCAGCGGACAGACCGGCAGAGTTGCTCTCCCACAGGCCGTCGAGCTCCTGGAGGCCGGCGCGGGCAGCATTGCTCAGCTCCGCCAGGAACGACGTCACGTAATGCTGTTCCTGCCCGCGCATCCAGGTCCGCACCTCTCCGTCCGCGGCGACCAGCTCGTAATCGGCCGCGGGATCGGCCGCGATGGGCTCCGGTTCCGGGGCGACCGGATCGGGCGCGATCGGCGCCGGGCCCGCGTCAATGACCTCGGCCGGCGCCGGTCTGTCGGTCGCGATGGCGGCCTTGGCGCGGGCCGGCTTCGGAGGGGTGGCATCGGCGGCGCGCTGTACCTCCTCCGCATAGAACTCGTCCACCACATCGCCGGCATCGTCGCCCAGCACATCACCGCTGCCGATCGGGGCCGACAGCATGAGCTTGGCCTCCTGCTCGACCTGCTCGATCCGCGCCCGGTTCCGCTCGCGGCGAAGGGAGATATCCAGGGCCGTCGCCTGCAACTCCTCCATGGCCCCAGCGAAGCCCAGCGACACCACGTAGATGGTCTGCGTCTTGCCGGTCGGGTCGGTCGCGGTCTTCGGCCGGATCGACATCGTGAGGGGGATGCCGGCGAGCGGACCGCCGGTGACGGAGGTCAGGAAGGCCAGCGATGAGGTGATGCCGACGATGGTATTGTAGCTGGTCGTCCGGAGCACATGGACACCGCCGACCGTGCTGGCGGTGTCCAGCATGACGGCGAGACGGCCGTTCATCTTGCACTTCGGGTACTTCTGGTTCTCCGGGATGGCCTGGAAGGTGGGGTCGGCCAGCGGGCAGGCGGCGCAGTTGTGCTCCTTCCATGTCCCGTCCTTCTGGAGCCTCTGGGAGGTGACGCCGTCGCCGTGGCACCACAGCGTCTTGCCCTGATAGGCGACGAGCCGGCTCTGGAAGTTCAACTCCGGGTCATCGAACACAAGCCGCACCGGCAGGTCGCGCGGCTTGTCTCCGAGTTGTGCGTGCACGCGCTCGTCGCGGAGATAGTTGTTGTCCTGGCCGCGCTCCAGCGTCGTGACGAGGAAGTGATCCAGCTTCTGCGGGGGCTGGAACTCGGTGCCGCTGCGGCTCTGCCGGACGGCGCCCTTCTGGCCGATCTTGATCTTGCCGATCTCGGGGAGCTGAAGGGGCATGGTCTTGATGCGGAGGGAGCGCCCCTGCGGTCGGAAATCGGCGAGCTGTCGCCGTTCGGGAATGACAAGTTCGGTGCTGGTCATCGGATGGCCTCTGGGGTGTGGTGGTGCGGTTCAGCGCACGGTCAGCACGGTTTCCGGCACCAGCCGGGCGCCGGGGATTTCCTGGCCGGCTTCGAGAGCGGCCTTGATGCAGGCGATGTCGGGGATGAGGTACTGGCGGGGCAGCGCAGCGGAATCGGTGATCTCGACGCGGTACCGGGTCTGCGCCCTGGCGAGAGTGCCGTAGTCGGTCCTGATGCGGCCGGCGTCGACGGTCGGCGCCGAGGCCTGCACAGCCGCCTGCTGCTCGCGCAGCTTCGCGGCCTCGGCGGCCTGCTGCTGCATCAGCGCATCGTCTACCGGCGCGCCCTGGGCGGCAGCCTCAGCCGCTTCGCGCAGCGCTTGCTCCGCGGCCTGCGCCTCGGCGGCGAGGCGGCGAGCCTCCTCATCGGCCTTGCGCCTGGCCTCCTCCTGCCGGCGCTGCTGCAGTTCGGTCCAGCGGATCAGCCGGCCGCGGAGCCCGGTGCGGAGGCGGTTGTCCCCGAGGCCAGCCTCCAGGGCGACGGAGCGCGCCTTGAACGCGGCGTCGATGCGTTTCTGCCCGTCGAGGTACGGCCGCTTCGCGGCAGTGCGGGCGCCTTCCTCGGCCTTCAGCGCGGCGGCGACGCGGCCGGCGCAGTCCGTGGCCTTGGCGGCTTGATCGTCGTCCGTGATCTCCGGCCGCTCGGCGTCCCAACGGGCAATGACCGCCTCCAGCTTGGCTCGGCCGGCGGCGCGGGCAGGATCGTCGGCGGTGGCGACGGCGAGGAGGAGGCCGTGCAGGTCGGAGACGAGACCGGAACGGCCGGGCTGGTCGGGGTCCAGCAAGGTGGCGCGGAGGACGGCGAGGACGTCGGCGATATCCGGTCCGCCGTTGTGGCCGGTGGTGGGGGAGCTCATGAATGGCCTCAGAATATCGGCGCGACCGCCCGGTCTATGGGCTGGCGCGGGTTGGCGAGCGGGTGAGACGCAGCCTCCGGACTGACCGCGGCATAGCGGCGCGCCCAGTCGGCGGTGTCGCGCAAGTGGCGGTATTCGGCCTCGTCAATAGGGTGCCAGGGCCAGCCTCGCGGCTCCCAGCCGTCGCAGGGCACCGGCCGACCGTCGACCTCGGCGGTGAGCTGCTGATCGGACATCAGCTCCCAGGTCACCGGGTCGCGGTCGCCGTCGATCAGCGACACGCTGGCCGGCACCCACGGACCGCCCTTGACGAGGCGCGTGCGGAAATACCGGGTCTCGCCGGGGCGTGTCGGCAGCCGGGCGACGGGGCGCGGGCCGCTGGTGTTGGGGCGGCGCAGGCCGGCGGCGGGAGCCTCCATCACGCACCCCGCAACAGCAGCGTCAACCCGGTCTGAGCGCGCGTGATCGCCGTGTAGAGCCACTTCGGGGCGTCGTTCTGGCCGGCGCGGCGGAATGCGGCGCTGTCGTCCACGATGGTGACATGCGGCCATTCGGAGCCCTGCGCCTTGTGGCAGGTGATCGCATAGGCCCAGTCGAATTCGTTGATGCCCTTTTCCAGCCGCTCCGGCTTGCGGGTGCTGGCATCGAAGTGCTGGGCGAACTGCCAGGGATGCGTCAGCAGTGGGTTCCGCGGTTCGGGCTCGTCCTCCAGGTGGACGCGGATGTTGACGTAGGGCCGCACCTCGGGCTCGGCATCGGCGGTTGCGACGCCCAAAGCACCATTGAAGAGTCCTTCCTCCCGGTTGTTCCTGGTGCAGATCAGCTTTTCGCCCTTGAGCGGGAGCGGGCCCTCGAACCCGAACCGGCGCCGGGCGCGCTGGCAGATCGTCCAGCGGACGCGGTGGACGCCGCAAATGGCCTGCGTCCTGGGCTCATAGACCTGGTGCTGAGTCTCCTGCGTGAGGACGGCGACGTGGACGTCGCTGCCGTAGTCGCCGGGCCGGATCGTTTCCCCGAGACGTGCCGCAGTGGCGAGCCTGATGATCGGGCTGCCGGCCGCTTGGCGATGGATTTCCGTTAGGAAGGCATCAGGATTCCGGTTGGTGAATGCTCCGGCGCCGGCGACCGGCGGGAGCTGGCCGGGGTCGCCCATGACAAGGATCTTCTTTCCGAACGAGCGCAGGTCGGCGGCCAGCTCACGGTTGACCATGGAGACCTCGTCCAGAACGATGAGGTCCGCGGAACTTGCCGGCCCGTCGGCAGCCAATTCAAAGACCAGCCGGCCCTCGACAACCTTCGGCAGGTAGATCATGGCGTGGATCGTGCTGGGGTCCGGAGCGCCCTTCTGGCGGAGGCGATGCGCGGCCTTGCCGGTGTAGGCCCCGGTGATGACCTTCTTGCAGCGCTTGTAGCGGTGCTTGATTTCCTCGATGGCCAGGGCCGCGATCGTCGTCTTACCGACGCCGGCATAGCCGGCCAGGTAGAACTCTTGATGGCCGCGCTCGCCGTACCACTCCACGATCTGGCGGATCACGGCGAGTTGGGCTGGCGAGGGGGTGATGTTGCCGGCCAGCATGCTCACGCCTCCGGGTTCCGCGGTGCGGCACCGATGCGGCGGAGCACTGCGTCCAGCACCTTGTGCTCTGGGCTGCCCGGCTCGTATCCGTCACGGATCTCGACGAGCCTGGACGCGACCATGGCTCGGTACTGCGCTTTGTAAGCGTCCAGTTTGGCGGACATGACGACAGCCAGCGTGTGCCCGAGGTCGTCGGGAATGTCATCGCGGCGGATCATTCACCACCCCGCATCGGCTGGCGCTCCGATCGCTCCCGTTCCTGCGCACCGGTCTCGGCATCGACACCGATCCGCGCCAAGGCCTCGTAGAGCTCCTCCGTCAGAAGCGCATCGGGCAGGGAGAGCCAATGCTCTCCGTCATAGCTGGTTTCGATGCTGTAGACCTCGAACCCGGGGGGATAGCCCGGCTCCGTCGAGGTCTGACGCACCTCCGGGTGCATGATCCCGCAGAAGCGCAGCGGCCAACTGGCGATCCTGTCGCCGTCAACTGTCAAGATGACGGGCGGGGCGTCATGCCAACGCATGTCAACCTCCGAAAGCGATGGTGGCGATGGCCAGCACGCCCCAGATCAGCGCCAGGGCCAGCAGGTCGAGAATGAAGCGGGTCACGCCCTCGCCCCGGCGTGAAACGTGAAGGGGATGGTGCGCGCGGTGTCGCTCGGGACGGCGTCGGGCATCTTGCTCATGGCAAAGCTCTCCTGTTCCGGCGCGCTGGCCGGTCGATGTCAGGGTGGTTGGTGGTGGTACCGGTGGCGCGGGCCGCCTGGTCAGGAGGCCCGGAAATACTTGAGCGACGCCTTGCCGTCCGGGCTGGCGAGGTCCATCGCGTAGCCGGTGGCGAGGTCGAGGCTGATGAACTCGACATCCAGGATGCCCACGGCGTCACGGACGGCAAAGCGGCCTCCGCCCAGCGCCCAGACCTCGTAGGAGTTGAACTGCGTGATCTTGATCGGGTTCATGGTCAGACTTCGGCGCTGGCGGTGGAAGTGATGGGGTGCGTGCCAGGCTCTCCGGATGGGTGAGCCAACCACCTCGGTCGGGTTCTCGATGCCGCCGAAGAGGTGGTATGGGGAGATAGTTACCGCGTCGGTTGGAGGAAGTCAACCGTATTGGTAAGTGACATCGCCGCTCGACCGCCTTCATAATCCGGTTGCGCTCGCTGGTGAGCGAACATCCTGGAGTATGCAGGGGAAATCGGCGATGAGGGAAATTGGATTGATTGCGGCTGCATTTTGCACCGCGATCCTCGCCACCCCCGCTTTCGCCGCCGATCTAACCGGCACGGCCACGGTCATCGACGGCGACACGCTGGAGGTCCACGGGCAGCGCATTCGCCTGCACGGGATCGATTCCCCGGAGTCTGCGCAGCTCTGCCAGGACGCCGCCGGCAAGGACTGGCGCTGCGGTCAGCAGGCGGCGCTCGCGCTGTCGGACCGGATCGCCCGGCGGCCGGTGAGCTGCGAGGTCAAGGACACCGACAGGTACGGCCGGAGCGTCGCCGCGTGCTCGGTCGCAGGCGAGTCGCTCAATGCCTGGATGGTGTCGCAGGGCTGGGCGATGGCCTACCGCCAGTACAGCACGGACTACGTCGGCGCCGAGGCGACGGCCCGGGCGGCGCGTGCCGGCATCTGGGCCGGCACCTTTCAGCCGCCGTGGGAATGGCGCACGGCGAAGCGGAACGGCGATAAGCCCCAGGCCGCCAACCAGAGTCGCCCGGCCCCAGCGGCAGCCCCGTCAGCAGCGCCGTCCAGCGGCTGCCAGATCAAGGGCAACATCAACAGCAAGGGGGAGCGCATCTACCACGTCCCCGGCGGGCGCTTCTACGACCAGACGCAGATCGACACCGGCTCGGGGGAGCGCTGGTTCTGCAGCGAGGACGAGGCACGGTCGGCCGGCTGGCGGAGGTCGGAGCGGTGAGACAGTAACCAAACTGGCTGAGCGTGCTGGTTGAGGGCGTGGCTTTCTGTGCGATCATGACGCTGCTCTACGCCTGATGCTCGATCGTGAAACCACTGGAGGGCAGCCAAGATAATCAGATGACTAACAAAGGGTGAGATGTCAGCGCCGTGGCGATGCCCCGCTTCTTTGGATGCTCGCTCAGTGGGGGAGCGACAGACGGGCCATACGACATATCTGCCCTGTCTCGAGCGATAGCAAGCGGGGATGGCTGAGGAGAATGGGCGAGTGAATAGGCCTTAGAGCTGGCCATTCGCCTCGACAGAGCTACTTTGTGGAGTGACGCTGTTGACAAGGCATGGCATAATTGATCTAGCGTTATCGCACACCAATCTGATATATGATCCGGCCTCAAAATTGGCCCATATGCGAAACCAGGGAGGGCGACATGCGCGGCAAGAAGCAATCGGTGCAATTTCATGCGTTTGTTCGTCCGTCGGCTCGTGGGATGTGGTCAGGCTTCCTGATGGGAATCGGTGCACTTACCATGCTAGGGGCGCCTCAGTTCAACCCTCCTCGCTATCCAGGGGAAGGGGTTGGCGCGGACTGGCGTTCCGTCGGCAAGGAGATGCGTAATGCACTCCGCCGGTACGACGAAATTCGAGATCGTTGAGCAATCTACTGAGGGAACTGTGAAACCGGCGCAACGAGATGGTGCGCCTAGCGCGTCCGAAGCGGACGTCCTCGCGCCGGTTCGTGTTGAGGAGAGAATTGAAAGGGCACTAGGTGGGGTCGTTCCCCCAGATAAACTCCCCAAAGCCACGGAGCAAGTTCTGGCAGTTGTCGCTAAGGAGTTCTTCCAAGGCCCACTGCCCCCGCCAGAGCAGTTCAGTCAGTACGACCATGTTCTTCCGGGGGCGGCGGATCGGATACTTCAGATGGCGGAGTCGGAGCAAGCGCATCGAATATTCTGGGAACAAACAGCAATACGCGCAGAAACTAGAAGCTCATTTCTCGGTTTGTGCTTTGGATTTCTAGCTCTAGTTGTTTTGGTGTCTGCGGCAGTTGCATGCGCATATCTGGGTAAAGACGCACTTGCTGGCGCTCTTATTGGAGCGACAACCTTGGGCTTAATTCCTGCATTTATCAAGGGTAGAGGGCTATTCAATTGGTTTGACTCAGCTAAACAACAGCCTGAAGCGCCTCCTCCACAGAAGAGGAAGCCGCAGCAGAATCGTCGTACAAAGAAAACGAGTCGATGATATTGGTATAGGCAGCATTAGCGGATTGTGGGACTAGCCCGTCAGTCAACCTGACGGGCTGTTTTGTGTCGACCTAACGCAATTGCTTTGCATACAACCTCTGCGAATCGGCACTATTGCTGTTGGTTGATCGATCGTGAGATAAACTCAACCACCAGCCTGGGGCCATCCACCTGGGTCGCCGCGCAGTGTTCCCGCCGAGTCGGAGGCGGTGCCGGCGAGGATCCGTCGCTCCCCGAGACGCCCGTGCAACGCGGATGAAAAGGGGCCACCGGTGCCTGGGGCTGGCTTGCTTCGGCGAGGGGCGTCCGCGGCGCCCCGCCGACCGAGCAGCGCCGCCGCTCACAGCGGGATGGCGCCCAGCCTGACCTCGCTGCCGGGGCCGAACTCGCGCGCCCGGAACGCCTCTCGTTCCTCCTCTTCCGGCTCCCGCACGACCAGCGAATCCCTCGCAGGAGCATGAGGGCTGCCCAGCAGCATGACCGCCGCAATGGCGCGAGCCCGGCCGGCATCCCGCGCCGACACGACCACGCGTCGCCGGGCGGCCTCAACGACATAGAGCTGATGGGCATCCTGCTCTGGCATGGCGAACTCCATAATGCGTGTTCGCATTATGTTCTCGTTCGAGGCGTCGAGAGTCAAGTCTTGGGCTGACCGCCTACATGCGCCGGGCGAACCACACCACGCGGCCGATGATGTTCACCTCGTCGGCCGTGCGCTCGTAGGTCCGGTGCTTCTGGTTGTCCGAACTGATGACGATGCAGGGCGGATCGCTGTTCGGGATGAACTCCAGGCGCTTCACCACTACGCCGATCCCGTCCCAGACCGCGAACACGCCAGGCGGCGAGGGGGCGCGGTCGAGGAGGTTGACCATCACGCGATCGCCGGACTGTAGCAGGGGCTCCATCGAATCGCCCTGCACCTCAATGATCCGGGCCGCGCCGGGGCGCACCCGCAGCTCACGGTGCAAGTAATCCGGCGGCAGCTCCCAGAGAGCCGTAACCGCGTCCATCTCCATCAGGCCGCCGTTGCCATCCGGCCGGAACTCCAGCAGCGCCTCACCACCAGCCCCCATGCCGGCACGGACATCGATCTCCGGGACTGGAGAAGCTGGATGCACGGGATGCGCGCTCCGATCAGCGCGGATTTTCAGATTTGCGGCACCCTTCTGGACACCAGGGATGTCAAGCGTTGCGATCTTGGTATCAGAGAGCGGCCTTTCGCCAATTAACTCTCCGATACTGCAATCCAGAACTTCAGAGATTTTTCGGAGAAGCGGCAAGTTTAACCGACTGTCTTCTTTCTCGTATCGAGAAACGGAGACATCGGTTGTATGAAGGCGCTCCGCCAACTCTTTCTGAGTCAGCCCTCGCGCCTCTCGGATTTGTCGCAGCATATTCATGCCAGCGAGCTTACCGGAATGGTAAGGAAAGTCATTTACCGTTTCGGTTGACATGAATTACCGCTGCGGTTAGTGTCGGTGCATGGAACTCAAGGAATACCGAGACGCCAAGTCGATCACGCTGGCCGGATTGGCGGCGGCGGTTGGCGTGACCGAAGTGGCAATGAGCCGCTATGAGCGCGGTATTCGCTTCCCGCGCCCCGAGATCATTGAACGCATCGAGGAGGCAACCGACGGGGCCGTTCGGGCCGAGGATTTCCTTCGCGTCCGTCGCCGTAGAGGAGAAACCCCATGAGCAATCTCATCGCCGCGTTCCTGCGCCGGCTGTTCGGCGCCGACCGGCGCTCCGAGGCCCGTCCGGCACGGACCCACGAGGACCTCGAACGCATCGCCAAGGATCGCGGCTACGCGCCGGGCTGGGTGGAGCACCAGATGCGGTTTCTGGAGCGTTGCCGAGAGGAATATCCCCGCATCACCTCCCGCGCCGACCTGGAGTCGTTCGTCACCCAGTACGGCCTGACCGTGACGCATTTCGATCCCACCGGCGACGGCCGGATCGAGGCGCGGTTTTCCCGGGATGGAGTTCCGGCCGCAGCTATGCTCGGCGCCGAAGATGGGAGCTTCAGCAAACGCGGTCTCCGTCAGTTCCTCAGCGACCTGGAGCGCTCCAGGTCCCGCTCCGTCCACTCGACCTTTTCCGCCAGAGCACGGGCCTAATCGATGCTCGCCCTCAGCATGATGTGCTCGCCGTTCGCCGTCACCCCAGGACGGGGCACACGCCCCCCACCATCCCACGCCTGTCAATCCTACGAAATCGCGCCACCCCACGCCCAGCGCGCATCGGTGGGGCACCGGCACCTCTGACGAGGCGATACCCACCACCTTCGATGCGCACCGGCGATTGCGCCGTTCGTATGTAGCAGTCTTGATCATGCGAATACGGTGACGAAGCAATCGTATAGGTGGCAACAAATATACGGCTACAGAGCTATAATACTTCCGAGTATTGTTTCAGCTCAATAACCGAAGTTACCGAAATTCAATACACGGATCTATCACAATAATATTTTGCGTTTTTCCATTTTCAGCCAGAAACACCAATGCGAGAGGCTCCAATGCAGCCCCCGATTACCAATCGCGTCGCCCCGGCCGGTAAGGCTATTGTCATTCACTGCCCGATCCGCGGTGCAGGACCGAGGCCGCGTGTCCGCGTTGCCGCTGGACGGTCCAGCGCTGCCGGCCGCGCGCCCTCCTCCCTGCCCGTCACCATCGACCGCGGAGTGCCGACACCGGAGCCGCGCATGCGCACGAAGTGGCCGTTCGGCGACATGGAGATCGGCGACAGCTTCCTGGCCGCCGGCGTCCCCAGCGCCAACGCCTTCGGTGGCCGCGTCGTAGCGGCGACTTACCGGACCGGCTTCAAGTTCACCATGCGCCGCGTCGAAGGCGGAGTGCGGGTCTGGAGAGTCGGGTGATGGGCGACGCATACGTTGATATGCTGGCGCGCAAGGCCGTTACCGCTCCGCAGCGCGGCCTCGACACTGTACCGCCCCTGCCCAGCTCCCTGTCGGACCTCCAGCGCGACGTCACCGCCTTCCTGCTGCAGTCCGGATGCGGCGCCGGCTTCCTGGACACCGGGCTGGGCAAGACCCGCATTCAACTCGCCTGGGCACGCGTCGTCGCTGAGGTCACCGGTCTGCCGGTGCTTGGGTTCGTCCCGCTGGCCGTGGGGCCACAGCACGTCCGAGAGGCCGAGGCCGCCGGTATCCAGGATGTCCGCGTCGTGCGTTGCCAGGACGATATCCGTCCGGGAGTCAACCTGACCAACTACGAGAGGATGCACCTCTTCAGCCCGGATGCCCTGGGCGGCGTCTTCCTGGATGAATCGTCCATCCTGAAGTCGTTCTCGGGCGTCACGACACGCAAGCTGATGCAGTTCAGCGCCGCGCTGAACTGGCGGGCCGCTTTCACCGCGACGCCGGCCCCGAACGACCATACCGAGTTGGGGCAGCACAGCCAGTTCCTGGGCGTGATGGACAGCAACGAGATGCTGTCCCGCTGGTTCGTCGCCGATCAGAAGCAGATGGGTCGTTACCGGCTGAAGAAGCACGGCGTCCGCCCGTTCTGGTCCTGGGTGGCGAGCTGGGCGCGCTGCGCGTCCCGCCCGTCCGACCTCGGCTACAGCGACGCCGGTTATGAGATGCCGGACCTCGTCATGCATGACCTGCTGGTGAGGGTGGATACCTCCACCGACGCCGGCCAGGACCGTGACGGCCAGCTCCGATTGCTCCGTATTCCCGGAACCAGCTCCACCGCTTTGCACGCCGAGAAGCGCCGGACGGCCGAGGCGCGGGCCAGGGCGATCGCCGAGCCCGTCATGGACCTGCGCGCCGAGCCCTGGAACGTCTGGTGCGATACCGACTACGAGGCGGATGCGCTGATGGCGGCCATCCCCGATGCCGTCGAGGTGCGGGGTTCCATGTCGCCAGAGATGAAGGAGGAGCGGCTGGAGGCCTTCAGCCGCGGCGACATTCGGGTGCTGGTGACGAAGCCGCGCATCGCCGGGTTCGGGCTGAACTGGCAGCACGTCGCCCATGCCGCGTTCGTCGGCTGCAGCTACAGCTATGAGCAGTTCTATCAGGCCGTCCGCCGGAACTGGCGCTTCGGTCAGAAGCGACCGGTAAACGTCTATCTAGCCTACGCCGAGACCGAAGCTGCCCCGCGCGAGGCCCTCCGCCGGAAGTCCGGCGAGCACGAATCCATGAAGGCGGCCATGGCCGATGCCATGCAGCGCGCCGCCGACCACCGAACCATCAAGCATAGCTACGCGCCGACGGTCCGACCAGAGCTTCCGGTGTGGCTGCGCGGCGCCGGCGCGGGAGATTGTCGCCATGCGTGATCCGCTCGTCCTCGACCAAGCGCACGGCGCCGACTGGTCGATCTACAACGCCGACTGCGTCACCTTCGCCCAAGCCATGCCCGACGCCAGCGTCGACCTGTCGGTGTTCTCGCCGCCGTTCTCCAACCTCTACGTCTACAGCGAGAGCGCCGCCGATCACGGCAACTGCGTCACGGACGAGGAGTTCTTCGACCATTACCGGTTCTTGGTCCGCGAGCTGTACCGGGTCACGCGGCCGGGCCGGCTCTGCGCGATTCACGTCAAGGACCTCGTCTACTACCAGAACAGCAGCGCCGACGGATCTGCAGGACTGCGCGCATTCTCGGACGGATGCACCCGCGTCCACCTGGAGGAGGGGTTCACCTTCCATTGCCGGATCACGATCCACCGTGATCCGGTCCTGGAGCGCGCCAAGGCAAACCCACACGGCCTGCTGTGGAAGACCTTTCAGGGAGACGCCTCGTTCTGCCGCGTCGGTATGCCCGAATATCTGATGGTCTACCGGCGCTGGGCGAGGCCGGGCGAGAAGGCGCTGGTCAAGCCGGTCCTGCACCCCAAGGCGGAGGTGCCGCTGGAACGCTGGCAGGACCTCGCCGGTCCAGTGTGGCGGACGGACGATGCGTCGGTGGCGCTGACCTATGGCGACCCGCGCCGCGCCGTCGGGTCGCTGGTCTGGAACCTTCAGGACCCCGGCCGCGGCGACGGCGACCTGCCGGCGACGGACGTCCTCAATGTCGAGGTGGCGCGCGACCCGGACGCCGAGCGGCACCTCTGCCCGATGCCGCTGAACATCACGAAACGCGCCATCGAGCTGTGGACCAATCCGGGCGAGGTCGTTTTCAGCCCCTACACCGGGATCGGCTCAGAGGGAGTCGCGGCTCTGTCGATGGGCCGGAAGTTCATCGGCACCGAGCTGCATCCGACCTACTACGGGCAGGCGTGCCATTTCCTCGACGAGGCGTCGCGGCAGGTCGCCTATGGGTCGCTGTTCGACCTGCTGGCCGCGGAGTGACGGGGGATGACCCCAATGACCCTTACCCTCCGAGACTACCAAGCCGATCTCGTCGCGGCCCTTCGCGCATCCATCTCCGCCGGCGCCCGCGCGCCGCTGGCTGTCCTGCCCACCGGCGGCGGCAAGACGGCGGTTTCCGGCGCCATCGCGGACGGCGTCGCCAGGCGCGGTCGGATCGCATGGTTCGTCGTTCCGTCGCTGGTCCTGCTGTCCCAGACCGCGGAGAAGTTCCGCGAATACGGGATCCGGGCCGGTGTCCTGCACAGCGGGTTCACGCCCGACATATCTGCGCCCATCCAGATCATCACGATCCAGACGCTCGACCGCTGGGTGCGGCGCGGACTGCTCCGTGACGCCCGGTCCGGCCGGCTCTACTTCCCGGCCAACGGGAGGCGGTCTTCGCTGTGGGCACCGGACCTGATTGTGCTGGACGAGGCGCACCATGCCTCGGCTGCGCAATACCTCCGCGTCTGCGCCGCGCTGGTCGATACCCGCTGGCTGGGCGTCACCGCTACGCCGGAGCGTCTGGACGGGAAGGGCCTCGGCGCCGGCTGCGGCGGCATCTTCGACGCACTGGTCGAGGGTCCGACGATCGCCGACCTGATCCGGCGCCGACACCTCGTCCAGCCGGTCGTCTACGCGCCGCCGATCGGAGCGGACCTGTCCGGCATCCACACCAGGGCCGGCGACTTCGCGACCGACGAGGCTGCGACCAAGCTGGACAAGCCGGCCATCACGGGGTCGGTGGTCGGGCATTACCGGTCTCTGGCCCCTGGTGCCAGGGCAGTGGCGTTCTGCTGCTCCATCGCGCACAGCCAGCACGTCGCCGCCGAGTTCCGTGCTGCCGGCATCCCGGCCACGCACCTCGACGGTGAGGCTGACCCGGACGAGAGGACGCGCGTCATCACCGCGTTCAGCCGGGGCGAAATCCGCGCGCTGACCAACTGCGCCCTGATCTCCGAGGGTTTCGACGTCCCGGCGGTCGAGGCCGCCATCCTGTTGCGACCCACGCAGAGCCTGTCCATGTTCCTGCAGCAGGTCGGCCGCGCCCTGCGCCCTGCTCCCGGGAAGGACCGTGCCCTGATCCTGGACCACGTCGGCAACGTGCTGCGCCACGGCATGCCGGATGACGACCGGGAGTGGAGCCTGGACGGGCGCGCGAAACGCAACAGGGCCAAGGACGAGGTCGCTTCGCCCCCGGTCAAGCAGTGCCCAGAGTGCTTCGCCGCACACCGCCCGGCGCCGGCCTGCCCGGCCTGCGGATACATCTACGAGCCGGAGGGTCGGACGCCGGAGGAGGTGGATGGAGAGCTGAGGCCGGTGGACCGGGACACCCTGACTGCCGCCAAGGAAGCCGAGAAAGCCGCCCGTCGCGCCGAGGTCGAGCAGGCCAGGACCCGCGAGGACCTGGAGCGGATCGCGGCCGAGCGTGGCTATAAACCGGGATGGGTGGAGCACCAGCTGCGATTCCGCGGAAGAGGCGGAGGCCATGGCCGGCTTGACGGGCTGATCGAGCATCAGGAACGGCTCTACGGCTACGGGGCGCGGAGGGCCGCGGGATGATCGAGCCCATCGTAGCCGCCCTCTATGTCGAGACAAACGGCGCCTACTACGGCCTCCCTGGCGTGGACCCGTGGGACGAGGTGCGGGACGCGCGCCGGTACGACGGGCCGCACCCGGTCGTAGCGCACCCGCCATGCCAAAGGTGGGGACGATTCTGGCACGGCAGCACGCGAAAGCCGCACCAGTTCCGGCTTGGCGCCGACGGCGGGTGCTTCGCCTCGGCGCTGACGGCAGTGCGCAACTTCGGAGGTGTGCTGGAACACCCGGCCGCGTCGCGCGCCTGGTCGTTCTTCGGCTTGCGCGAGCCGGCTATCGGCGCCGGGTGGGTGCCGGCGGACAATTTCGGCGGCTGGACCTGCTACGTTGAGCAGGGGCATTACGGCCACGTCGCCAACAAGCCGACGTGGCTTTACGCCCGCGGGGTGGACCTCCCGGACCTGATCTGGACCAAGGGAGAGCAGCGCCTACATCCCCGCGCCGTCGAGCTGCATGGCTACGCCAAGGCCCGCCGGATCGGCATGGTCGCGATGATCGGTGGCAAGGACAAGGCGAAGATCCGCGCAGCAACGCCACAGCCATTCCGCGACGTGTTGCTGGGCATTGCCAGGACTGCCGCCCTTCGATCTTCGACTGCGCCGCAACCGGAACTGCCGAGTATCCTGTCATGACCGAATCCCCGATCCTCCGCCGCATCCTGCTGGCGCTGGGCGCCAGGGACAGCGTCCGGCTGTTCCGCAACAACGTCGGCGTCGCGGTCTATCCTGACGGCAGCCGCGTCGTCTATGGGCTGGCGCCAGGCAGCCCAGACCTCATCGGCCTGACCAGCATCACCGTCACCCCGGATATGATCGGGCGCCGCCTCGCCGTCTTCACCGCCATCGAGGTCAAGGCGCCGCGCGGCCGCCCGACCGACGCGCAGCGTGCCTTCGTCGCCATGGTCCAGCGCATGGGCGGGATCGCCGGCATCGCCCGGTCGCCGGAAGAGGCTGCGGCATTGCTGGCGGCTGGGCCTGGGCAGGTGTCGTCATGACGTGGCTCATCAGCGAATTCGCCACTGCGTCGGCGCGCATCGGCGCCCGTCACCGCGACTTCCTCGCCCAGGCTGGTGTGCTGCGCGTCGATGCCGCGCACACCTCGGACACCGGTTGGCGGATGGTCGGCGGCTGCCTGGAGCCGGTACCGGCTGAACCCCAGACTTACCCGGCCCGCCGCCTCGTCGGATGGTCGCAGGTCTGGGCCGATGCCGGTGCCGACGGGCTGTCCGGCGCGTTCGAGCCGGTGAGCGATGGACCGCAACCGCCCGGCACCGAGATCGTCAAGGCGTTCGTCGTGCCGGTCGGTGCGTCCGATCCGGACACCGGCATGTGGGCGGAGGTCTGGGACCTCGTCGCTTTCAACCTCGCTCAGCCCGGCCGTTGGTGGCTGCGCTCCGGGCTGGCCGACCTGCTGGGCGAGGATCATGTCGAGGCCTGCGCTGAGAGCGGAGCGCCGGTCCAACTCGTCGCCACACCCCTGGACTGGCTGCGCGCCGGAGGCGACGCCGCCTGCGTGCTGGACTGGTCTCGCGTCGATCCCCGCGACGTCTTCGCACGGTGCCGGCGCGTCGAACCGGCCAGCCCGGACGTCGGCCGCCTCCTCAAGACCCGGCTGCGTCAGCTCGCGCGGACACCATTCGTCATCGGGGAGCCCGGCGCGCTAACCGGCGGCGCCCCGGCGGAGACCGTGCATGCGTAACCCACCGATCGGGCTTGCCGGCATCGCCGATGCCACCCGCGTCATCGTCACCACTGATACCGAGGCGCGTTCACGGATCGCTGCGGCCCTCCCAGGAGTCGCCGTGCTGGCCGGGCGACCCGACTTCGACTGGTCGCGCGTCCCGGCGCCCGGCCGCAAGCTCGTCGCCACCGATCCCGATGTCGGGCAGGCCCTCTACGCCGCCGGCGCCGATCGCGTCGCGGTGGCCACGCTGGACGCCGTGCTGGCGTCCCTGGACGCGCCCACCGCCGAGGAGCGGGCCAGGGCCGTCTCCTCGGCGTGCCGCTTGCTGCGGCGGGAGATGCCGGCGGCAGCCGGCCCAGTCCATGACCCCGCACCGGTCACGCCGCCCAGCGGCACCAATGACGATGTCCCGCCGCCGCCCGACTATGACGACGATCTGCCGTACCGGGTTCTCGGCTACAACCGGCGCCGCTACTTCTTCATCCGGCGCGCCGGCGGCCAGATCGTCGACCTCGCCAGCCGCGACCTGCGGGAGATCGCCTGCCTCATGGAGCTGGCCCCTGCCGACTTCTGGCAGGCCAGATACCCGGCGAAATCAGGCTTCGACGGCACGGCCGCGGCGAACCACCTCATCGCGCAGGCCCACGCCGTCGGCATCTACGACCCCGACCGTGCCCGCGGCCGCGGAGCTTGGTGGGACGAGGGCCGGGCGGTCCTACATCTTGGAGACGGCCTGATCGTGGATGGCGTCCCGACCGATATCCGCGATTTCCGGTCCTATTTCCTCTATGAGCGGGCGCCGGCCCGCGCTATCCGGCTCGCCGAGCCGCTGGCTGCCGCGGAGGCGAAACAGCTCTTCGACATCTGCAAGCTGGCCCGCTGGGAAGACCCATCGCTCGCCCCCCTGTTCGCCGGCTTTCTTGTCGTGGCGCCCGTGTGCGGGGCGATGTCGTGGCGCGCACACGGCTGGCTGACCGGCGAGAAGGGTTCCGGCAAGACGTGGCTGCTCGACAACGTCGCCCGCGCCGTCATCGGAACCATTGCACTGCGGGTGTCGTCGAAGACGACCGAGGCCGGTGTCCGGCAGCTCCTCGGCGCCGATGGCCGGCCCGTCATCTTCGATGAGGCGGAGACGCAGAACCAGCGCGATCGCGAGCGGGTCCAGCTCATCCTCGATCTCGCCCGCCAAGCCAGCAGCGAGGATGCGGCGCCGATCGCCAAGGGGACGCAGTCCGGACGGGCGCAGACCTTCTCGATCCGTAGCAGCTTCCTCTTTTCCAGCATCAACCTCGCCCTGCAGCAAGCCGCCGACGAATCTCGCACCATCGTGTTCTCGCTGGCCGGGCGCGGAAACCTATCGGAGGAGGGTGCCCTGGCCGCCGCGGAACAGTTCGCCGCCCTGCAGCGCCTCGTCTCCGACACGCTGACGCCGGAATGGTGCGGCGGCCTGCTGGCCCGCACGCTCTCCCTGCTCGGGGTGATCCGCGCCAACTCCCACACATTCTCCCGCGCCGTGGCCGAGCGGTTCGGCTCCCAGCGGCACGGCGACACGCTAGGCGGCGTTTTGGCCGGATTTCACAGCCTGTTCTCATCCAAGGTACTCAGCATCGACGAGGCGCGCCGCTTCCTCGACGAGCGGGCTTGGGCGCGTCGGGCCGCCGAGGACGAGACGGCGCCAGACCAGACCCGGGCGCTCGACCACCTGCTGGAGCAGATGGTGCGCGTGCAGCCCGGTTCCGGCCCCGCCTTCGAGCGGCCGGTAGCGTCCCTCATCGCTGCAGCGGCCGGCGGCGCCCCGGACTACACCGGCAAGCTCGACGGCCCATCCGTCGATGGCGTCGCTCCGGATGTCGCCGAGATGCACCTCCTCCACCTCGGCATGCGGGTAGCCCGCGACGCCGGGATGCTGTGGGTGGCCCGCGCGCACAGCCGGATGGCCTCGTTGTTCAAGGAGACGCCCTGGGCGGCGGCGTGGGAAACACAACTCGGTCGCGTGAATGGGGCCGTCAAAACTACGCAGAAACCAATGCGGTTTGGTTCTCTGGTCAAGCGAGCCGTCGGCGTCCCGTTGTCTGAAATACTGAAGCTAGATCAATAGCTTGTACGTAACAGACGGCCGTTACATGCGGCTTGTAACAAACTACTAGTTACATGGTGTGGAAATGTGTGAAACGAAGAAATGCAGTAAAATCAAAGATGTGTCGAGTTTCCTTGGTGTGACGCCCGGTAACTAGCCAGTCGTTACGCCTTAAGAGACTGATTTGAAACGGAAAAATGGCCTTTGTAACGAGGTAACGAAAAACCAGCGGATCGAGAGATATATATAGAGAGAGACCCACATAGAGAGACCCTCCTATATATATATCTATATCTGTTACATATGTTACATGGTTACAGGGCTGTCTTATCAACCACTTAGCCGAAACAGCGTCCGTTACGGACCGTTACGGCCGGAGAGGTCCATGAGCACCGCCTGCACCACCACCTCCACCACCCATAGCACCGGCACGCCCCTGGACGAGATCGACCTCACCGGCCGTCGCTGGCACGTCGTCGTCGTGAAGCCGCTGGCTCAGTCCGGCCCGATGGCGGTGAAGGCACTCCAGGCTCGCGGGTGGCAGGCGCTCCGCCCGATGTGCCGGGAACTGGTCGTGCGGAAGGGAGAGCGCGTCGAGGTCGAGCGATCCCTGTTCGGCCGATACGTGTTCGCCGGGGCCGACAGGAGCCACGAGGCTCACGCCCTGCGCTTCGTACCGGGCGTGCAGCATCCGGTCATCGACGCCCGACGCCGTCCGCTGATCCTGCGCCCCGACGTGCTGGGGGCCGTGGTGTCCCGTCTGCGGGCGGATGGCGGTATCGCGGACTTGGTGCCTCGCGATCCTGTGCCGCGGTTCCTGCCTGGCCAGACCGTGCGGGTGCTGGAGGGGCCTTTTGCGGGCTTCGAGGGCTTGTTCGAGGGGGGGACGAGGGAAGCCGTGTCCGCGTGCTGCTGAGCCTGTTCGGTCGCCAGACGGCGGTCAAGGTGCCCATGGGCATCGTCGCGGCGGAGTGAATCTCGTACGTCTTGGGGTTGACACCACGCGGCACGAGGCGTATTCGTGGTCTCTGAGGTTAAGCGTTTGGACCTCCCGCCGTGGTGGAGCCTGAAGGCACCTCCACGGCAGCCGCAATGGAAAATAACCACCCGCCCGGTGACGCCGCGGCGGGTTTCGTCATTCTGGGTCGCCGATTGGCTTCAGCCCGGCCGAGATAGCGGCGCAGGCAAGAGCAATGGTGCGGCTGATCGGCCGGTCGCCGGCCTCCCACATCTGTACTGCCCGGACCGTGGTTCCGAGCGCGTCGGCGGCGGCCTTCTGGGTCAAGTCCATCCGGGCACGCCAGTTCTTGAAATCTTGCGGCGTCATGGCAATCGTCCTATCATCTGCGCTGGACCTTGGGGGCGACGTTTGGACCGCCGCCCCCCGGTCTAGCCCTTAGCCAAGAAGGTCAAGCAGCCGCTTGATGACTTCGAGGATCAGGACCAGAAGGGTCAGGAGCCGGTTCAGCATCTCTGTATCCTTCTGGTGGTTTGTGGTCCCGGGGGTGGGCTCCACCCCGCCCCCGTCCACAAAGAGACAATAGACGAACAGAGTTCGTCAGTCAACGGAAAAAGCGAACAGCGTTCGTATTTTATTGCCCGCCCGGCACCGTGCCGTGGCGGGTTTAGTCATTGGAGTCTGCGATGCCCGCTGATCCGTCGCCCGACCTTGCTGCTGCCGCGTCGGGCCTGATCGGCCCGGCGTTATCCGCGCTCGTGGGGGTTCTCATGCGTCATTCGCAACTCGCTCAGCGTGGGGAGCGCCGCCTCCTCTCGGCGCATCTGCTGTACGAGCTGCCCACCGTCATGGGCATGGGGATCGTCGGCGGCGGCATCGGGTCGTACCTCGACCTCGCGCAGCCGGTCGTCTGGGCGGTCGCGTCGGTCCTGGGCTGGCTCGGACCGCAGGCGCTCGGGATGATCATCGCGGCCGTCGCGCAGAAGGCCGGCGTCAAGGTGCCGGGAGGACAGGAGCAATGACCGACTGCGAGCCCTGCACCACCGACGACGAGCTGCGCCGCGTCACCGTCACCCGCCGCGCCCGCCTGCCTGAGACGGACGAGGAGCTGGCCGACTGGGAGCCCGCGCCGATGCGCCGAGAGGTCGACCTGCTCGACCTCCCCGCCGACGTGACCGGCCGCATGGTCGGCACGGTCGAGGCGCTGCGGCAGAGCCTGGGGCGACGCTGATGCCGGGTAACCCGTTCTACCACTCGCCCTTCTGGTATGCCCTGCGGGCTAAAGCGCTGAAGCGGGACGGTTACCGCTGCGTCGTCAAGGGCTGCCCGACACCGACGCATGACCTGCACGTCGACCACATCGACACGCGCCCCCGCGGCGCCACTGGCCCGACCGACAAGGACGTGCTGTCCAACCTGCGGACCCTCTGTGGCCATCACGATCGGAGCGTCAAGGAAGGCGCCAGTGGCCGCCGGAGCAACGGTGGTCGGCTGATCGTCAAGGGGTGCGACGCCTCCGGCCGCCCGCTCGACCCGAACCACCCGTGGAGGCGCGCCGGGTGAGGCCCCCCCGGGGGGGCGTCTGAAAGTTCAGGGCCTCAGGGTGGCGCTACCGGTCAGGGCAGTTCTGCGCACATCCGCGAAATGGAAGGAAAAAGGCCATGGCAGGACGAAGGCCCACGCCGACGCACCTGAAGCTGGTCAAGGGCAACCCCGGGAAGCGGGGCATCAACAAGCAGGAACCGCAGCCGCGGCGCACGTTGCCGAGCCCGCCCGACCATTTGAGCGATGGGGCCCGCCTGACCTGGGGGCGCTTGACGGTCCTGCTGGATCGGATGGGCGTGCTGACCGAGGCGGATGCCTACGCGCTGGAGCGGCTGTGCGAGATCTACGGCGAGATCCTGGAGTGCCAGGAGGTGATTGCCGAAGTGGGGCGGACCTACGAAACCCGGAACGAAGCCGGCAGCGTCATGTACCGGGCGCGCCCCGAGGTGGCGATGTTGGCGGACGCCGACCGGCGGTTCAAAAGCTACCTCGTCGAATTCGGGCTCACCCCGGCGGCGCGGTCGAAGGTGAAGGTTGCCGATGGCGAGCAAGAAGCCGACCCGCTCCAAAGCTACTTCGGTTGACCGCCCGACCGCCTATGCGATGGCGGTGGACCGTGGGGAGATCGTCGCCGGGCCGCACATCAGGGCGGCGTGCGCCCGCCACCTTCGGGACCTGAAGGACGGCAGCAAGCGCGGTCTGAAATGGGACACGGCGGCGGTTGACCGGGTGCTGGGGTTCTTCCGCGACATCCTGCGGCTGAACGGCGGCGAACATGAGGGCAAGCCGTTCGAGGTGCTGGAGTGGCAGGCGTTCATCCTGGGCAGCCTGTTCGGCTGGAAGGGGGCGGACGGCTATCGGCGGTTCCGTGTCGGCTACGTCGAGACGGGGAAGGGTTCCGGAAAGTCGCCGCTGGCCGCTGGCATCGGCTTGTACATGCTGATGGCGGACGGCGAGCCCCGCGCCGAAGTCTATGCCGCCGCGACGAAGAAGGATCAGGCAATGATCCTCTTCCGCGACGCCGTGTCGATGGTCAACCAATCGCCGGAGCTGACGAAGCGCATCACCAAGTCGGGAACCGGGCTGAACGTCTGGAACCTCGCCTACCTCCAGAACGGCAGCTTCTTCCGCCCGATCAGCTCGGACGATGGACAGTCGGGGCCGCGCCCGCACTGCGCCCTGCTGGACGAGATCCACGAGCACAAGAACGGCCAAGTCGTGGAGATGATGCGCGCCGGCACCAAGGGCCGCCGGCAAGCGCTGATCTTCATGATTACGAACAGCGGCACCGACCGCACGTCGGTCTGCTACGACTACCACGACTACGCCGCCAAGGTGGCCGCCGGGCAGATCGAGGACGACGCGTTCTTCGGCTTCGTCGCCGGCTTGGACGATGAGGACGACCCGTTCAAGGACGAGGCGTGCTGGCCGAAGGCCAACCCGTCCTATGGCATCACCTTCGGGCCGAAGTACCTGCGGGAGCAGGTCACGCAGGCGCGCGGTATGCCGGCCAAGGAGGGCATCGTCCGCCGGCTGAACTTCTGCCAATGGACGGACGCAGCGGATCATTGGATCGGCAGCGACCTATGGGAGTCCTGCCAAGCCTCGTTCGATCTGGACGATCTGCGCGGGCGCCCTGCATACATGGCCTTGGACCTATCGTCCAAGCGCGACCTGACGGCCTTGGCGATGGTTTGGAAGGCGGAGGACGGCACGCTTGATGCGGCGGTCTGGTTCTGGACGCCGCTCGACACGCTGGAGGAGCGGGCGCGCCAGGACAAGGTGCCGTACCAGACCTGGGCGAACGATCCGCGGGGCTTCCTGACCGCGCTGCCGGGCCGGGCGATCGACTACGGCTATGCGGCCCGCAAGGTCGCCGAACTGAACGGCCAGCACGACGTGAAGGCGCTCGCCTATGACCAGTGGCGCGTCGATGAGTTCGTGCGCGAGCTGGATGAGGTCGGCGTCGATAGCTGGGTGTGGGATGGACCGAACAGCCGGGAAGGCTCGGGCTTATGCCTGATGCGGCACGGGCAGGGCTACGGCGGCGGCAACTCGGACAAGCTGCTGTGGATGCCGCGGTCGGTGGACCTGCTGGAGCAGGCCATCATGCAAGGCCGGCTGCGGGTGCTGGTCAACCCGGTCCTGAACTGGAACAGCGCGTCAGCGGTCCTGGAGACCGACCCGGCGGGCAATAAGAAATGGGAAAAGCGCAAGAGCACGGGCCGGATCGACGGCATCGTAGCCTTGTGCATGGCCATCGGCGCGGCAGAGGCGCAGGTGGGCGGCGGACCTTCGGTCTATGAGGCGCGCGGCATCCTTTTCGTGTGAGGCGATATGGCATTCTTCGGCATGTTCGGGCGCGGGCAGAAGGCCCGCGAAGCCGACGCTGTCGCCCAGGCGATGGGGGCGATGGCCCAGGTCTTCGACAGCCTGGATGATCCGGCGTTGAAGGACTTCATGCGCGGCGCCGGCGTCGCCGGCGGCGAGACGCAGTCCGGCGCTGTGGTGAACGCCAACACGGCCCTGCGGAATGCCGCGGTGCTGCGTTGCGTCTCGGTCATCTCCAAGACGATCGGCATGCTGCCGCTGCAGCTCTTCAAGGCCGGCGACGCGGTGGAGAAGGCGGTCGACCACCCGCTCTACCGCATCCTGATGAAGACGCCAAACGACTGGCAGACCCCATTCACCTTCAAGTCGACCATGCAGGCGCGGGCGCTGCTCCACGGCAGCGCCTACGCCTACCCGGTTCGGTCGCGCGGCCGGATCGTCCGACTGTTCCCGCTGGAGCCTTCGCGAGTGGAGGCGAAGCAGAACGACGACTGGACAGTGGAGTACCGCTACACCCGCATGGATGGCGGCGTGATGACCATACCGGCCGCCGAGATGTTCCACCTGCGCGACATGTCTCTGGATGGGCTGGAGGGCGTCAGCCGGGTGAAACTGGCGCGCGAAGCCATCGGGCTGGCGCTCAGGGCCGAGCAGGCGGCATCACGGCTGTTCAAGAACGGCATGATGCTGGGCGGTTACCTCACCACCACGGGCCGCCTGTCAAAGGACGCCATCGATCGCCTCAAGGAGCAGATGTCCGACTATACCGGCTCGGAGAACAGCCAGAAATGGCCGGTTTTCGAGGAGGGGCTGAAGGCCGAGAAGATGGCTCAGACCTCCGTCGAGAGCCAGCACCTGGAGAACCGCCGCCATCAGATCGAGGAGGTTGCGCGGGCCTTCGACGTGCCCCGCCCGCTGCTGATGCTGGATGAAACCTCTTGGGGCACCGGCATTGCGCAGCTCGGCCTCTTCTTCATCCAGTACGGCCTCGCCCCCTGGTTCAAGGCCTGGGAGGAGGAGGTCAGCCGCGTCCTGCTCACCGAGAGCGAGCGCGACGGCTACTACGCCAAGTTCAACGAGAAGGCGCTGCTCCGCGGCACGCCGAAGGATCAGGCCGAGTTCTTCGCCAAGGCACTCGGCGCCGGCGGGCACGATCCCTGGATGATGGTGGACGAGGTCCGCGACCTGTCCGAACTGCCGCGCCAGAGCGGTGACGCTTCGAAACTGCAGCCCGGATATGGCCGCAAGGCGCCCCCGGCGAGCGAAGGAGGATCGGGCAATGAGCCTGCGCAGCCTGCCTGAGGTGAAGGCATTCGACCGGCCGGACGGCCTGTCCTGGGATGCGCCGAGTGACGCGCTTGCCCGCTGGTCGGGCGGGCCGATGGCGGCGGAGGCCGATGATCCGTCGACGATCAGCCTCTACGATGTGATCGGCGAGGACGCATGGACCGGCGGCGGCTGGACGGCGAAGCGGATGGCGGGCGCCCTGCGCGCCATCGGCAAAAAGGACGTGACGGTCAACGTCAACTCGCCCGGCGGCGACTTCTTCGAGGGGCTGGCGATCTTCAACCTGCTCCGCGAGCATCCCGCCAAGGTGACGGTGAAGGTCATGGGCTACGCCGCCTCGGCTGCCTCCGTGATCGCCATGGCCGGCGACGAGATCCGCATGGGCGCCGGGTCGTTCCTGATGATCCACAATGCCTGGGCGGTCGCGATCGGCAACAGGCATGACATGCGCGCCGCCGCCGACGTTCTGGAGCCCTTCGACGCGGCCATGGCTGACATCTACGCCGCCCGGACCGGTCAGAAGCGCGAGGACGTGGCGGCCATGATGGACGCCGAGACCTGGCTGGGCGCGGGAGACGCCGTCGCCAAGGGCTTCGCCGACGTGGTGGAGGACATGCCGGAACCTGCGGTGTCTGCCTCGCTCCGTCCCGAGATCGCGGCCCGGCGCCGAATCGACGCTCTTCTCGCCAAGCAGGGGGTGCCGCGGTCCGAGCGGCGCGCCATGCTTCGCGAGGCCTCCGGTACGCACGACGCTGCCGGTACTGCCACGCCGCGCGCTGGCCTCCTGACCGCCTCCCTGGCGGACCTGCTCATCACCATCAAGCCCTGAGAGGGATCAGAATGAACCATGCTCTGAGGCCGCGTTTCAGCGGCATCGCGGCCGTGCGCGCGGACGCCGATAACCCCGTCGCGCTGGTAAACCAGATCAAGAGCGCCTTCGAAGCGTTCAAGGCCGAGAACGACAAGCAGATCTCCGACATCCGCAAGGGCCTCGGCGACGTTGTACAGGCCGAGAAGGTGGACCGCATCAACACCGAGATCACCGGCCTCCAGAAGGCGCTCGACGAGCTGAACGTCAAGATGGCCGCCGGCCAGCTTGGCGGTGCCGGCAAGGCCGATCCGGCGAAGGCCGAGCACAAGAACGCCTTCGGCCGCTTCTTCCGCAAGGGCACCGAGGCGGGCCTGCGCGAGCTGGAGGTGAAGGCGAAGCTCACCACCCAGAGCGACCCGGATGGCGGCTATGTGGTTCCGGAGGAAATGGAGGCCGGCATCGATCGCGTGCTCGGCACCATGTCGGCCATGCGCTCGCTGGCGACCGTTCGCCGGATGGGGGCCCCGACCTACAAGAAGCTGGTGAACATGGGCGGCGCCTCCGCCGGCTGGGTCGGCGAGAACGATGCCCGCCCCGAGACCAGCACCCCGCGCCTGGGCGGCCTGGAGTTCACTGCCATGGAGCTGTATGCCCAGCCGGCGGCGACCCAGACCATGCTCGACGACGGCGACATGGACATCGAGGCGTGGCTGGCCGACGAGGTGTCGATCGCCTTTTCCGAGCAGGAGGGCGCCGCCTTCATCGCGGGCGACGGCAACAAGAAGCCCAAGGGTCTGCTGGCCTACGACACGGTGGCGAACGCCAACTATGCCTGGGGCAAGATCGGTTTCATCGCCTCCGGCGTGTCCGGCGGCCTGACGGACGGCACCCACAACGGTGCCGACGCCCTGATCGACCTCTACTACGCGCTGAAGGCCGGCTACCGGAACGGCGCGGCGTGGCTGATGTCCGATGCGGTGATGGGCACCGTCCGCAAGTTCAAGGATGGCGACGGCAACTACCTGTGGGCGGCTCCGACCGCCGCGGCCGAGCTGCCGACGATGCTGGGCAAGCCGGTCCAGACCGACGACAACATGCCGGCGATCGCGGCCAACAAGTTCCCGATCGCGTTCGGCGACTTCAAGCGTGGCTACCTGATCCTGGACCGGGTCGGCGTCCGCGTGCTGCGCGACCCCTACACCAGCAAGCCGAACGTCCTGTTCTACACCACCAAGCGCGTGGCCGGCGGTGTGCAGAACTACGAGGCCATCAAGTTCCTGAAGGTCGCCTGATCCTGCGGCGGCGGGGCCAGTCCTCGCCGCGCTCCTTCCCCATGGCCTAGGAGGGCCACCCATGCGCGATATGTACAGCAACGTCGCGGTCGTGGAAGCGATCGCGCCGAGCGTCTACACGGCCGACACTACCCCGGCCAGCATCGACCTCGCCGGCTTCAACGCCGCCACCATCGTCATGTCGATCGGGGCCGGTGGCATCACCTTCACCAACTCGAACAAGATCGAGTTCGTGCTGACCCACAGCGACGACGACACGACCTACACCAACGTCACGGCGTCGGACCTGCTGGGCGTGACTTCGGTCAGCAACGGCATCGTCAAGGCACTGACGGCGGCCAAGGCCGCGTCGGACGTGACGAAGATCGGCTACGTCGGCGGCAGGCGGTACCTGAAGCTGCTGGCCGACTTCTCCGGCACCCACGGCACCGGCACCGGTATCTCGGCCGTGGTCGTGAAGGGCCACCCGGCGGTGTACCCGACCGCCTGACCTGTTAATTACCCACATCGTCGAAGGTCGTGCAGTAGACGGCGCGGTGGTCTTGGCCGTGTCGAGCCTCCGGCTGTTGGCATCGGAAAGAGGTGCTGGAGGTACCGATGGCCGATGCGTCAAGAACCTGGATCGACGATGAACTTGCCAGTTGCCAGTTGCTGGACCAGCGCCTGAACCGGCGGCTCCACGGATTGCTCGGGCAACTGGCGGATAACATGGGAGAGAGCATTCCCTTTGCCTGCCAGGACTGGGCCAACACCAAGGCGGCCTACCGGTTCTTCGCCAACAGCCGTGTCGGCGAGGGCGACATCCTGGGGGGCCACGTCGAAGCAACGCGCCGTCGGGTTGCCGCCACGCGCGGCACCATCCTGGTCATCCAGGACACCACCGAGTTCTCCTTCGAGCGCGAGCGTCCCGACCGGGTCGGCTGGACCTACAAAGGCAACGGCAGCAATGAGCGGCAGGGGGGCGTGCGCCCGTACACCGCCTGCGGGCTGCTGATGCACTCCAGCCTGGTGGTCACAACGGACGGGCTGCCGCTTGGCCTGGGTGCGGTCAAATTCTGGACCCGCAAGAAATTCAAAGGAACCGCCGCCCTCAAAAGGCACATCAATCCGACGCGGGTCCCGATCGATGGGAAGGAAAGTGTCCGCTGGCTGGACAACATGCGGCGGACGGCCGAGCTGTTCGGGGATCCGGCCCGCTGCGTCTACATCGGCGATCGTGAGAACGATATTTACGAGTTCTTCTGTCTCGCGCGGGATCTCGGAACCCACTTCCTGGTTCGGACGTGTGTCGACCGGCTCGCGGGTGACGGCACCACGACGGTCGCCCGCTTGATGGACGAGGTGGCGGTGGGCGGTCGGCACCGCATCGAGGTCCGGGACGCCGGCGGGCGAACCGAAACCGCGGAAGTCGAACTCACCTACGCCACCCTGCACGTCCGGCCACCGATCGGGAAGGAAAAGCGCTATCCTGCCCTCGACCTGACAATCTTGTACGCCCGGGAACCAGATCAACCCGAGAACCGCCCACGCATCGACTGGAAGATTGCCACCGACCTGCCAGTCACCGACACCGCCTCTGCTGTGGAGAAGCTGCGCTGGTACGCTATGCGGTGGCGCGTGGAGGAATTCCACAAGATTATGAAGTCGGGGTGCAAAGTGGAGGCAGCGCGGCTCCGGACGGCTGAGCGCCTGGTGAAGCTGATTGCTGTCCTGTGCATCGTGGGCTGGCGCGTCTTCTGGTTGCGGATGATGAACCGGGTGGTGCCGGATGCCGAACCGGGTGTCGCCTTGACCGGAATCGAAACCGCGGTCCTCGATCGCGTGGTTCCCGACCGCGGCTCCAACCAGCCCCGTATTCGAGATTTGGCCAGCTACGTGCGGAAGATCGCAAGGCTCGGCGGCTGGCTCGCCCGCGCGGGGGACCCGCCACCCGGCGACAGGGTCCTATGGCGCGGCATGACGCGCCTGACCGATATCGTTCTCGGCGCCACCCTCACTCTCGACGATGTGGGTAATTAGCAGCCGCCTGACCCTGACGGGGCGGCCCTGGGCCGCCCCATTTCGGAGTTCCTGCCATGCTGACCACGCTCGCCAAAGTGAAAGCCGAGCTTCAGAGCCCGGACGCTGACGATGCGCTCCTGACGACGCTGATCGAGCAGGCGAGCGCGACCATCGAGACGTTCTGCGGCCGATCCTTCGCCGCTGCGGCCGGCACGGAGACCATCCGCCTCGACCGGTGGCGGGAGAGGCTGATCCTCGACCGCACGCCGGTCGTGTCGGTGGCGTCGGTGGTGCTGAACGGCCAGGCGCTGGACCCCGCCTCCTACGAGGTGGAGAACTCCGGATCCGGCTTCCTGCTGCGCCTGGACGCCTCCTCCTGCTCCATCGGTTGGCCGGTTGGCCGGGTGGTGGTGACCTACACCGCGGGCTACAGTGCCACCCCGCCGGACGTGGAGCGGTGCTGCATCGACATGGTGAAGCTCTCCTACTTCTCCCGATCTCGGGATCCACTGCTGCGGTCCGAGGATGTCCAGGACGTGGTCTCCAAGACCTGGACCGCTGTTCCGTCTGTCGAGACGCTCGGCGGGCTGCCGGCGGACATCGCCGGGCGGCTGAGCGGTTACCGCATGGTCAGCTTCGGATGACGCCGGCCGAAGCCATTGCCGCCCTGGACCGTGCGCTTGCCGGCGCCGGGGCGGATGTGAAGGTCTTCCGGGACGGCGCCGCGGTCCAGGCGAAGGCCCGCGTGCGGGGGCTGCGGGTTGAGGAGCTGCGTGCCGGCTCCAGCAGCGCCCAGGCGGTGTCCCGCGCGATCCTGTCGCCGTCGCCGTTCCCCGCCGGCTTCCTGCCGCTGCGGACCACCGACAAGGTGCTGTGGAACGGGGCGCAACGGACGATCCTGTCGGCGACGCCCGTCCTGATGGGCGGAACCCCGGTCCGCATCGAGATCGATTTCCAGGGGTAGGCCATGGGCAGCAACATCGACGCCGTTCGCCGGCAGATCACGCTGCTGAAGAACGAGGCCCTGTCGCCGCAGGCCTTCGTGAAACTCCATGCCGAGACGGCCCGTGCCGAACTCGCCAAGCTGGAGGTGGACCAGGGCCGCTATCCAACCGACGTCTTCGTGGATGGGCGCCGTGGCGCCGCCGAGGAGAGCGTCCGGTATGGCGGCGTCATCGAATACCACATCCACGTCATGCAGGACGCTGTCGACTGGATCTACGGCGAGTGGGTGGCGCGGTCGCCGGTCGGGCCTCCGGAGGGCGGTCATTACCGGGACGACATCCTGCTGTTCGTCGACGGCTACCGCCGGGACGCCGCCGAGGCCGGTGTCGTGGATGTCGCCGATGCGCAAGAGGTGGTGCTGATCTCGCTGCGACCCTATGCCCGCAAGATCGCCCGAGGCCTGTCCGTGCAGGCGCCAGAGGGCTGGATCGAGGTGCTGGCGCGCGAGGCGCGGCGGCGGTTCAGCGCCGTGGCGAAGATCGACTACGAATACCGCTCCTACGGCGCCCCGCGTGGCCGCCGGGCCGCGGAAGGGATGACCAGCCGGCAGCGGGCACAGTACCGCTACCCGGCCATCGTCGTGACGAGGGGCGCATGATCGCAGACGTTGAAACAGCGCTGAAGACCAAGCTCGCCGAGGTCGTTCCGGATTGGCCGATCCGCTGGCCCAATAGCTCCTGGCCGCCGGGTACGAAGCTGTCGGACGCCAGCATGCCGGTCGACGATGACGGCGCGCCGGCCCCGGCCATCGAAGCCGAGGTGGTCTCCGGCCGGACGACCGCCACGGCCGGCCCCAAGGGGAAGCGCCGGGCGATGGCCTTCGGCGTGTGCCGCCTCTATCTGTCGGTGGCGCAGGGCACCGGCACAGCGGCCATCACGGAGAAGGCCGACGCGATCGCCGACGCCTTCCGCCGGGTGACGGTCTGGATTGACCCGGCCACCACCGCCCGCCTGATCACCATGGACCCCCGGGCTGACGATGGCGTTGCCGCCTACGAGGACGGATCCCGCTTCTGCCGCATGCTGTCCATCCCCTGGGACTATGATTTTCCTGACTGACCAGCCCGAGAGGCTGACCATTCCGCGCCCGCCGGCCCGTGCCGCGCGGGCTTTTTTGCGCCCGCACGGAGAATGAGATGCCCACCAACTATCAGACGCAGTTCAATGCCTATGTCGCCTACAAGGCGCAGTCCGCCCGCGGCACCGCCGCCAGCGGCACCGGCGCCAACCTCCTCCCGCTGACCGGCGGCAAGGGCCAGCTCACGAAGCAGGCCATCCAGTCGCAGCAGGTCCGGCAGGACGGCATGGCCGTCCGCGGCCGGCACGGCACGCAGAAGACCAGCGGCCAGTATCCGGGCGAGCTGCAGCTCTCGAACTATGACCCGCTCCTCGAGGCCGTGATGCGCGGCACCTGGGCGTCCGGCGTCAGCATCACGCAGGCCACCGGCGCGATGTCGTCCGCGACCCTGAGCGCCACCGGCTCAGTCATCACCTTCAGCGCCGGCAACGTGATCACGGCCGGGCTCCGGGTCTACGACGTGGTCACCTTCACGTCCGGCCTCGCCGCGGGCGACCTGAACAAGCCGCTGCGGGTTGTTGGCCTGACCAACACCAGCATCACCGTCGCCGAGGCGCTGACCACCGTCACCGGCCCGGTCAGTTCCTACGCCTTCTCGGTCAAGGGCCGGAAGCTGATCAACCCCGCGGCCGGCGCGCTGGTCCAGCGCTACTTCACCATCGAGGAGGCCGAGATCGACGCCGACCAGTCGGAGCTCTTCACCGACTGCAAGTGGGGCAAGATCGACCTGTCCATGCAGCCCAACGGCATGCTGACCATCACGCCGTCGTGGATGGGCACCGGCGCCGCTCAGGGCCTGACGGGCGCCGCCTCGCCCTACTACACCAGCCCCGCCCTGGTCGCCGCGGCCACGCCCCTGGCGGCCATCGACGCCACCTTGCGCGTCGGATCCAGCGACTTCGTGGACCTGACCGCCTTCAGCCTGTCGATCGACCTGGGCCTGAACGCCCCCGACGTGGTCGGAGCCAAGACCAGCCCCGACGTCTTCGACGGCGTGATGAAGGTGTCCGGCTCGATCACCGCCATGCGCAAGGATCTCCAGGCGTTCACTGACTTCCTGGCCGAGACCCCGTTGGCGCTGACCATGCTGGCCCAGGTCCCCGGCTCCAGCCCGATCGACTTCCTGTCGGTGACGGTGCCGAACTTCACGCTCGGCGGCGTCGACAAGTCGGAGATCAAGCGCGACGGCGGCCCCCGCACCGTCACGCTGAACATCGCCGCGGAGCTGGTCGGCGTGGACACCCGCGGCGGCGCCTATGACCAGACCATGGTGAAGATCCAGGCCAGCAACTAACCCCATCCGTCGCGCGACGGCGGGCCGGCGGCGTCACGTGGGGTGCGCCGCCGGCCAAACCCCACATCATCCCCACGGAGAGAGCACCATGAGCAAGACCCGCGAAGACGCCCTGAACACCGCCGCCGTCATCGACCTCGGCGACCTGCGCTACTCCGACGAGCGCGTCTATGACGTGAAGCACCCGGTGACGCTGAAGCCGATCGGCTGGCCGATCACCCTGGCCGGGCCGGGCCACCCCAAGACCATCGAGGCGGTGGAGATGGAGTTCCGCCAGCAGCAGGAGGAGGAGGAGCGCCGGCAGGAGGAGGCCATCGCCGCCATCAAGGCCGGCAAGGACGCGCCGAAGGCCCGCAAGACCATCGCCGAGATGCGCGCCGAGAACGCCGCCCGCATCGCCCGCCGTCTGCTGGACGTGCCGCCGGTCGTCATCAACGGGCAGCGGATCGACACGGAGACGGTCGAGACCGCCCTTGCCGACCCCGGCTTCGAGTGGCTGTTCAACCAGCTCAACGGCGAGCTGAGCAACCGCGCCGGTTTTTTGCCCAGCTCCGCGCAGACCTGATCCGGCACGCGGAGCACGAGTTCCGCCTCTCCCAGACCGACAAGGAGGGGCGGACTGAGCGCGAGCACCTGGAGGGCATGCACGACCGGGCGAAGCGGCGCGGCGACATCGCCAGGATCCAGCAGATCGACGCGGAGCTGACCGGGCCGCCGCTGCCCGTCCTGCTCCGCCACGTCTGGCGCTGGTTCGGGGAATTGCAGCGGGAGCGGTCCTATACCGGCATGGGGGACCCGCTCCCGCTGTCCGCCCGCGACATCAAGGGATGGATGGACCTCTACCAGCGCCGGCCGGACCAGCAGGAATTGGAGATGATCCGGCTGCTGGACACGATCTGGCTGAACGTCAGGGCAGAGAGCCGGAAGGGGTGAGGGGGCGGGCTAGTATTGCCGGCGTGAAAGCTGGCGCCGTCGTGATAGCAGCTCGTTAGAACGGGATCTCATCATCATCGTCAGAATTTTGAGATTGAGCAGTGCCCCCACGCGAAACATACCCTCCTTCGGGCCGAGGAGGGAAATACAAGTGAGGCGAATGGCCAGTTTCACCAAAGGACCATTCGGCTGCATCACGGCTAAAATAGATTTCGAAATCACCGCGGATGATAATGCTAAGGCTGTCAGGCCGCATTTTCACCTCTTCAACGAGCGGATGATCGTTGAGGATCGTGGCTACTATTTCACCAATAGTATTTCCGTTTTTGTGGGCGAGAGCGCACCTCATGAACAAATCACGCGGGCGATCATAGAAATTCAAGCCAGTTTCTATGAGGCGACGCAGCGCGTCGCTCTCAGAGCTGATGTTCTGAGCTTTCCGAAATGCATCAACGCGCTCTACCACATCGGGAGGGAGCGCGACGTTCTTGCGCGGGGGCGGCTTCGGCGTCGTTGTCATGATTGCGACGATACAGGTTCAGCAAAAATCGTCAACAGCATCAAAAAGCGTTGCGTCACGGATTAGCCCTAGCTAGATTTGTGATGCAACGTTGATGCATTGAATGATGAGGTCGCGAATGACACAGGATGCGACGGTGCGCAAGGCCCTGCTGATCCCGGCAGAGTTGGCACAGAGGGTCGACGACTATCGGTTCGAGAAACGCTTCAGGACTGACGCGGAGGCTCTGCGCAAGCTCATTGAAGCTGGGCTCAAAATGGAAGCGGCGAAGGCTGGCCATGTGCCGGCCTGAAATTGAAAAGCCGGTGATCGGGGAAGGCGCCAACCACGCCCCGATCACCGGCCTTGACACTCACGAAAGGAGCAAGTGCATGGCGACCAATATGACCCCGACCGGCGGCAATGGCAATGGCCGACTGGAGCCGACCAGCATCAACGGCGAGCCGCGCATCCGCGACCTCGACCTTGCGGCCCGACTCGGGTTTTCCGATCCGCACAAGATCCGCAACCTGATCGAGCGACACGCTGATGCCCTGGCGGCCCTCGGTATTTCCGCCACGGTGGCGGAAACATCTCCGAGGGGCGGAAGGCCCGGCAAGGCCCACTACCTGAACCGCAAGCAGGCGATCTTCATCACGGCGAAGTCGGAGACGCCGGAGGCGACGGAGATCACCATCGAGATTATCGAGAAGTTCGACGCCTATGAGCGCGGCGCGGTTGCGCCGGTGGACCCCATGGCCGTTCTGAACGACCCGGCGGCGATGCGCGGCCTGCTGCTGAACTACACCGAGAAGGTTCTGGCGCTGGAGGAGAAGGTCAAGGAGCAGGCCCCGGTGGTGGAGGCCTACGACCGCATCGCCAACGCTGAAGGCTCTCTGTCCATCACGGAGGCGGCCAAGGCGCTGCAGTGCCAGCGGATCAAGGATCTGACGGCATGGCTGCACGCCCAGAAGTGGATCTACCGTCGGGCGGGCAACAAGGACTGGCTGGCCCATCAGGACAAGCTGCGGGCCGGCCTGCTGGAGCATAAGGTCGCGGTGGTGCCGGACCATGTGAACGGCGGCGACCGGGTGGTGGAGCGCGTCCGGGTCACGCCGGCCGGCCTCGCGCACCTCGCCAAGAAGCTGGGCGCCCCGTCGTCCAACGGCCACACCCAGCACTGAGGCCTCCATGCAGACGACCTCCATGCCCCGCCGGGAGATCCTGGCGGGATCGGTGGTGGCTTGCCTCGCGGCGGCCACCACCTCCAGCGCCGCAGTCGCCGTCAGCGACCTGTCGGCGGACGAATGGCTCCTGATCCGGTCGTTCCGGAGCATGACCGATGAACAGCGGAAGGCGGTGCTGCTGATCGCCAGATCGCTGGCGACCTGAGAAGGGTGGGGCGGCTCTAAGGGGCCGCCCTATCCTCAGAAGGAGCGCTTTCCGGCTTCCATGCTCTCGTTCTTCTTCGCGACCTGCCGCTGCTCGACGACGCGCAGAGATGCCTCATCAAACATGTGCAGTAGCGACTTACCGCGATCTTGCTCCAGGACCAGCGGGCCGTTTGACATGTGCCATGTCCATGTATCGCCACCAATTTCATCTGGTCGACCGAATTTTCCGATTAACATGTCTCTTAACGCCTCAACATCTGCCCATTGTCCAGATAGTTCGAAGCCGGCCAGCTTGTCATCAAGGTATATCCAGTAAAGCCAATTCACGTACGCCGTGCCAATTTTATTTGATAGACCCTCCTTCTTAAGGCTTTTGTCGTTGCATCGCTTGACGCCGAGTTCGTTTGGTTTCTTGCACCAACCAATGGTGTCGTTAATATCAAGCGATGACTTCCATTTCGCCAATGGATCTCCGATGGCGTGCCCCATGAACGTGAATGGTTCGTCTGCCGCAGATGCCGAGACTAAGGGCAAGAATATGGCCGCTGCCGTCAGGATTGATCGCATAGCACGTCCTCGAGGTTGAAACCGTGCATCGTCGCCCGCAGGGCGGCGAGAGTCTACCCTTGGAAATCGAACCATCAGGCGCCCGGCGAGTCCGTGGCGCCTTTTTCTATGAGGAACCGGCCGATGGCGACGCAGCGCAACGAGATCATCACCGTCCTGTCGATCGACGCGCGCGATCTGGAGGCCAAAGCCGCGTCCATCACGTCGAGCATTGGCAAGCTGGAAGGGAAGATCGTTGACCTGACCAACGGCGTGCAGGGCTATTCGACGCAGGTCGACAACGCCGCCAAGGTCACCGCGCGTCAGGCGTCTTCGCTGGAGGGGCTGCTCTCGGCGGTGGACCCGGTCTATGCCGCGCACAAGAAGCTGGCGGACGAGCAGGCGCGCCTCGAGAGCGGAATGAAGACGCTCTCCAACCAGTTCTCCGCTGGTCAACGCTCTGCCGAGGGCACCGCGTCGGCCACGGCCGTCCTGTCTGCGAAGTCCAAGGAGCTGGTCGAGATCCAGCGGCAACTGCGCGCCGGTCACCTCAGCGCCGAAGAGGCCCTGGTGAGGGTCCACCAGACCATGACCACGGCTGCCGAGACGTCCAAGGCGATGGCCGGTGCATTCAAGCTGTCCTACGAGAGCCAGCAGGTTCTCCGGTCCGGCGTCATCAACACCTTCCAGAGCATTTCGGCTGGCCTGCCCATCGGCCAGACCCTATTGACGCAGACGACGCAGACGGCGCCCGCCTTTGCCGAGATGGCGAAGAACGCCGGCCTCTCGACCACGGCGATGATTGCACTTGGCGTGCCCATGGCCGCCGCCGTAGCGACAATCGGCTCGGTCGCGCTGAAGCTGGTCCAGGCGTCGAGCGAGATGCGTTCGTTCACGGCGGCTCTGAAGGCGGGAAGCCAGCAGGCCCAGGTGACGGCGGCAGACCTGGAGGGGATGGTCACCGCTCTGTCGCATCGCGGGGTTGCACGCTCCGATGCCGTGTCGATCCTCAGCACCGTGTCGAGCGTCCAGCAGTCCCTCAGCAAGTCGCAGATCAGCCAGATTGCCGACCTCGCGCCGGACATGGCTGTCAAGTTCGGCGACGCCGCGGAGGCCTTCAAGAAGGCGGTTGGCTATCTCACGGCGGGTATTCCCGGCATCCGTCAGGCCTACGAGGAGACGGGGGCTCTGTCGCTCGCCCAGTACGAGGCCGCCCGCGCGGCCTATGAGCACGGCAATCGCACCCAGGCGCTCCAGATCGTCCTGGACGGCCTCAAGCAGAAGTTCGATGGGCTGCACCACGAGGCGCTGACGCCAACCCAAGCAGCTCTCGAGAACATCAAAACCGCATACGACGATCTGGCAACCACGGCGGCTTCTCATCCGATCACGATTAAAATTCTGACCACCGGAGGAGAGTGGCTGCAGGGGTTCGCCGATTTTCTGAAGAACCCGAGCCCTGAGCAGTTTGCGAAGTGGCAGCTTGGCTCCAACCCGATGTTCGGGGGCGGGCTGATCCAGGTGCCAAAGGGTCCGGAAGTCACGTCCTCTCCGCAAAGCCATGAGCAGAACGGGCATGGCGTGCTGCCCCCTCTGGCCCCTGCTGGAACCCCTGTTCCTGGCGTCAAGCCGTCTGTGTTGTCGAACGGCATGACGCCGAAGGAGGCAGGAGAACTCTCGGATCTCCGCCACGCCAACGACCTGTTGGCGCAGGCCATGAAGAAGGTGGGAGCAGAGCGCCAGATCGCCGTGGCAGGGGCACAGGCGTACACGGCGGCCATCAACGCCGGCAAGTCCCCGCAGGCGGCGCAGAATGCTCAGCTTGAGGCTGAGCGCATGGCCCGTGTCCAGCTTTCGGCTGCCATCGCTGACCAGACGGCGCAGATCACCATCCAGGCCCGAGAGAGCCTGAACATGGCTGACGCCTACATGCAGTCGGCAGCGGCCGGCGAGCGCGCGGCGGCGATGCGTCAGGCGCAGCTCGACAGCCTGCAGAGCTGGATCGACGTCGAGACCCGCTACCGGCAGATCCTGAACGAGCGTGCGGCCACCCAGGCGGCCACATCGGCGCAGGCGCTGCAGACCTACCAGCAGGAGGTGGCTGGCCGGGAAGCGGTGGCGAACGCCACGATGCAGGGGGTGGAGGCTGGCTACGCGGCTGAGATGGCCGAGAAGGTCCGGATCGGCACGCTGACCGAAACGATCAAGCTGGAGAACGCCTCGGGGGAGACCGCGGAGAAGCTGCGGAAGATCATCGAGGAGAAGACCGCGGCCATCCTGGACGACGAGCGGGCGCAGAAGAAGCAGCAGATTGCCCAGGCGATCCAACAGCAGAAGGACCAGTTGGAGCTTGGCCAAGCCCAACTACGGCTTATGGGGGCATCGGCTGAACAGCGGGCGGTAGAGATCGCGCGTCTCCAGGCGATCATCTACCTGCGCAACCAGCATCGCGACATCATGGATGCTGAGAGCCAAGCCTACATCAAAAACGCTGAGGCCATCGCCCGGCAGTCGCTCGAAACTGATCGGTTGCAGGCGGCCTATCAGGAGCTGGAGCGGTTCGGCGATCAGGCATTTTCGTCGGTCATCGACGCCGTGGTGAAGGGCGGGGACAGCACCAAGACCTGGGCGAATGCGGTCAAGGGGCTGGCGACGGAGTTCCAGACATTGGCGCTCAAGATGGCGGTTCTGAACCCCATCAAGAACGCGGTGTTCGGCACGAACCTCCCGACAGCGGCCGACTTCTTCGGAGGAGGCTCCATCGGCCTGTCGCGCTCGTCCGGCACCGCTGCAGCCGGCGGGACTGGTGGTATGGGCATGCTCGGCACGCTCTCGAACATCGGCTCGCTCGGCAGTCTGCTGGGCGGCGGTGGCGGCATCGGGCAGTCGATCATCTCCGGCGCGTCGGAGGCGGTGTTCGACCTGACCGGCTCGGCCGGCCTGTCGCAGGGCATCGGCCTGGGCCTCGACGCCTCTCCCTGGGGCATCATTGGCAGCCTGGGCGCCAATCTGCTGGGCTTGGGCGGCAAGGGCGGCATCGGCGGCATGGTCGGCGGGACCCTCGGGTCCGTGGCCGGCGGCGCGCTTGGCGGCACGATGCTTGGCGCCGAGCTCGGCATGGCCGCCGGCCCCATCGGCGCGGTGGCCGGCGCGTTCCTGGGGACGGTCCTGGGCGGCATGTTCGGGCCTGGGAAGTCTGTCGGGCCGAATAGCGCCGTCGCCATCGGGTCGGGCGTCGGGAACAGCTTTGGCGTGCGGAACGCCCTGGCGGACAATGGGGGATCGACCGACGCGGTGCGGCAGGTTGGCGCATCCGTCGCGTCGACCATCAACGCCGCTCTGACCGCGGCGGGGCGACCAATACGCAGGAGCGTGTCATCCCCGAGATCCAGTATTTCGAGGAGGGCAATAAGTGGTTCATCAACCGCGGCGATAACAACCGGACCGAGTTCGGCGATCCTTCCTCTGCCGCAGCGGCGTTGGTGTCCGAGGTGCTGCAGGGCATCCTGACGGACGGCACCACGAAGTGGGCTGACGGGGGCAACCCGGTCATCGCCCAGAACATCCAGAAGGCGCTTCAGGCCAGCATCGGCCTGCCGGTCGAGCAGCTGGTCGCGAACCTCCAGCTCGCGGCGACCGACTTCCGCACGGCGTTCGACCAGGTGGGCAAGGCCCAGCCCGACCAAGTCGCCGCTGCTGTGGCCTCGGTCGCCCAGTCCTTTGTTGCAGCCCGGGACCGGGCGCGGCAGCTCGGACTGGCGATCGATGGATATGCGAGAGCGCGGAGCGGGCGACCGGCCGGCTGATCGATACCGCGATCCGCGCCGCCCGCGGACAGGGGTTCGTGGATCAGGCGATGTCGATCCGCTCCACCTTCGAGGCGGTGGGGCAACAGCTTCTGTCCACCGGTCAGGACGGGAGCAAGGCCGTCCTGCTCTATGGCGCCCAGATCGTCAATCTGGTCAACAGCCTAGGCGATGATCAGGCTGCCGTGAAGAACTTGGAGATCCTCGCCGACGCCATGCACGGCGTGGATGACGTGGCGGAAGCCTTCGCGCGACTGCGCAAGGAGCAGGTTGAGAGCGTCATCGCTACGACCAAACAGGCAGAGGCGCTGTCCAAGCTCAACGATTGGCTGCTGAGGAAGGCGCTCGGGGACAGCTCGTCGCTCTCACCGAGCGCCAAGCTGACCGTGGCGCAGGGTGCTTTCGGCGATGCCGTGGCCGCCGCGCGCGTGTCGGGCGACATCGCCGCTGCCACCGCGGCGGCCGATGCCCTGTTGTCCGCATCCGCCGCGGTGATGGTCAAGGGCACGGCGCAGTATGCCGCGCAGGAGCAGTGGATCCGGGCGTCGATCTCCAGCCTGGGCCATGCCCTGGGCCTGCCCGGGTTCGCCGCCGGGGGCGATTTCGGCGGCGGTCTCCGCATCGTTGGCGAGCGCGGGCCGGAGCTGGAGTGGACCGGCCCGTCTCGGATCTTCTCGGCCGACCAGACCCGGCAGATCCTTGCCGGCGCCGCCAAGCCGGAGGTCCCGGCCGTCACGGTCAACGTGGATACCGGCGCCGTCGTGCGGGCTATCGGCCAGTCGACGGGCGAGCTGCGTGCCGAGATTGCCCGCCTCCGGCAGGAGGTGGCGGAACTGCGGGCCGAGCAGCGCAGAGCGTCCAATCTGTCGATGGTGGCGTAATGACATTGGGAACCACTGCTTGGGGCGTGGTGGCGTGGGGTGTGCGATCCCACGCCGCTCTACCGGCGCCTGCCGCCTTCACCGCGGCGGCGCAGGACAGCCTGTGCGACGCCGTCTTCCTGGTCGAGCTGCAGCCGGCTACCGGAGCGGAGGTCGCGCCGACCTACAAGCCGCTGACCTGGGGCACCTGCGCTTGGGGGACGCTGCCCTACCCGCAGCCGGCGGCGCCATCCATCCGCCTCGACCTGTCGGATAGGGACTGGACCAGTCGCCCGGACGATGTTCGGCCGAACGTCCATTTCGAGGGGAGGTGCGAACCGCCGCAATTTGACCGCTCAATCCCCATCGTTCCGGGCTCCGGTCGTGCGGCGGTCAGCATCGGCGAGCTGCAGATCGTCAATGCCGACGGCATCTACGACAGCTACCCGGACGCCTACGCCATCGACGCCGCGCCGATCCGGGTGGCGGTGCTGCCGCGGCGGTCGAGCCGGTACAGCGACGCCGGCACCGTCTTTGGCGGGCAGGGGCTCGATTGGTGGGCGGACGGCTCCCTCCACATCCGGATGCGCGACGCCGGTTACCTCCTCGACGTGCCGCTCCTGTCGCTCTACGGCGGGACCGGCGGGGCGGACGGCGGGGCCGAGCTGACGGGCAAGCCGATGCGGCAGAGTTACGGCCTGTGCCGCGGCGTCTCCGGCGACCTAGTGTCGCCCGGCCTGCTGATCTACCGTTGCCACGACCGCCTCATGCAGGCGGTGGATGCCGTCTACATCTCCGGTGCTCCGGTGACCTGGGACGGCACCGTCTATACCAGCTATGCCGCCCTCGGGGCCGCCACGGTGGCGCCCGGTCGCTATGCGGCTTGGCTCGGCTCGGACGGCTCGGGCTGGCGTCTCGGCACGTCGCCCGGCGGCACCGTCACCGCCGACGTGCGGGGCGATGCTGTCGGCGGCTACGTTTCCGACACCGCCGGCGTGATCCGGCGGCTGCTGGAGCGTGGCGTCGCCACCAGCGCACTTGCCCTGTCGTCCTTCGCATCGATGTCGGCCTACCTGCCGGGCACCATCGGCTATCACGTCGGCGAGCAGAAGACGATCGCCGCCGCGGCTACCGAGGTCGCGGTCGCGGCGGCCTGCTGGTGGGGCGATGCCGGCGACGGGCTGCTGTCGGTCGGCCGGTTGGCCTCGCCGCTGGGCGGCGGGCTGGCGCTCGGTCCGGAGCAGATCGTCGATGAGGTCGAGCCGGTGGCTCTGCCCGACGACATCGGCCCCTGCGTCTGGCGGGTGGAGGCTGGGTACCGCCGAAACTGGATGCCCCTGTCCGGGACGGATATCGCCCCGGTGCCGACGATCCCGACCGAGGACCGCCGGCAGGAGCTGGCGGCGCAGTCCCGGCGGGTGACGGTGGGTCTGCCGGAGCGGCAGCGCAAGTCGCCGCTCGCCAAGGCTCTGACGCTGGATACGCTGTTCGATGCCGAGGCCGACGCCACGGCGCTGTGCAACAACCTGCTGACCCTCTACCCGCCGGGACGCCGCTACTACCGCGTCCCGGTCGGCCTGGCCGGCTATCTGCCACGTCTAGGCGACACCATCAGCGTGACATGGCCCCGCTGGGGGCTGGCCGGCGGAAAGCCCCTGCGGCTGGTCGGGCAGCGCGCACAGGGCCGTCGCGTCGATCTTCTCTGTTTCGGCTGATCACACATAGGAGGTGCCGCATGGGCGGCTTGGTGGATATCCCGCTGTCGCGGCTCTCGTGCCTGCGCAGCGGAACGGCGACGCGCGTCAACGCGTCTGGCCTGATCGAGGTGGTGCCGGCGGATACGCCGCGGATCGACTATGACCCGGTGACGCTGGCGTGTCGGGGCTTGCTGGTGGAGGAAGGTCGGGGGAACCTCTGGACCTACTCGGCTGACCTCGCAAATGCGGCGTGGGCCACATCTAGCGCCAGCGTCGCGGCCAGTGCCGTCACGGCGCCAGATGGAGGCGCCGCGCAGAAGTTGCTGGAAGCCAGCGGCAGCGCGGTGGAGCACTCCCTCTTCCGGGTGCGAACAGGATCGACCGAGACCCTGACCGCCAGCATCTACGCGCGGGCCGCTGAGCGCAGCCGGATCCAGATCTACTTTGCCAACTTCGCGTCTTCGACCGCAGCGGCCCTGTTCGATCTGTCGGCCGGCACGGTGGCTGCACAGCCTGTCGCCAGCACCGACTACACATCGCCCTCCGCGGCCATCGCCCCGGCCGGAAATGGCTGGTACCGGTGCAGCCTGACGGCAACCAAGGGCGCGGCGAACACCGCGACGGCAGCTATCTTCTGTCCGCACGACGGGACTGGAACGGTCTACGCCGGCGATGGCTCCTCGGGCCTGTATCTGTGGGGGGCACAGCTCGAGCTCGGGGCGTTCCCCACGTCCTACATGCCGACGACCACGGCGACCGTGGCGCGCAGCGGCGAAGCCGTCTCCATGCCGCTGGCCGGCTGGTGGAATGCCTCGGCCGGGACGCTGCTGCTGGAGAGCGCCTATGAGGGCCGGCTCCCTCCTGGCGTGTTCGCCGCCGCCGCCTGCCTCGACGATGGCACCTTCGCCAACCGCATCATGCTGATGGACAACCCCGGCGCCGGCCGCGGCCTGGCGGTGGTAAAAAACGGAACGTCTCAGGCGCTCGAATACGGCCCTGCAGCGACTATCGGAGCGGTCACGCGCGAGGCTGCCGCCTGGGCGGTCAATGATTTCGCCTACTGCACGGGCGGGGGCTCTGTGTTGACGGACGGGCTGGGGCAGGTGCCGGCGGTGACGACGCTGCGGCTCGGCTCCATCGTCACTGTGCCGGTCGGAGCCCGCCACATCCGGCGCGTCGAGATCTTCTCGCGCCGGCTTCCGGCCGCCGACCTGCAATCCCTGACCGCGTGAGGCACCATGGCGAACAACTGCCTGCTGTCGTGGGTCAACCACCTCGACGCCGCCGCCACGACGATCGCCACCAGCTCGGCCGTCGAGGGGCTGGGTGTGCGGCGCCTGCAGGAGCCGCAGGTCCGGCGCCGCATGCGGACCGCCCCGGGGGTCTCCTCCGTCAGCCTGTCCATCGACTTGGGAGCCGAAAAGGAGGTCGGGGTGCTGGCCGTGCTGCAGCCCGACGATGCCGGCTGGATCGATGAGGATGGGGAGGCGGTGGGCACAATGGCGGCGGCCGACACGATCCGGCACCGGCTCGGCCGGCGCGGCGCTGTTCTGTCGCTGGACTTCACCGCCGGCAGCTACCGCGAGTGGCAGGAGGGCGCGGCGATCGGCTGGGGGGCCGGGACGGAGACGCTGTACGACAGCCTCTATCAGGGGGCTGTCGCCACCACTGGCCCGGCGCTGTCGCTGGACTTCACCATCGGCAGCTACCGCGAGTGGCAGGCGGACATCGGCAGCGGCATCGTCGCCGGCTATGGCCTGCACGCGCACGTCCTGCCGGCGGCCGTGCAGGCCCGCTATTGGCAGGCCGACATCGCCGCTCCGTCGCTCGCCGCCGTTCCGGGATACCTCGATCTCGGCCGGCTGTGGGTCGGCCCGGCTTGGCGACCGTCCAACAACTTCGACTTCGAGTGGACGGACGCCTGGGATGACCTGTCCGAGGTGACGGAGGTTCGCCGCTCAGGGCTGGACTTCGTTGATCGTGGCCCGCGGCGCCGGGTGCTGACCTTCGCCTTCCGCGCCCTCTCGGAGCCGGAAGCCAAGGTCGCCATGAAGGAGCTGGGGCGGCTCGCCGGCACCTCCGGGCAGGTGCTCTTCATCCAGGAGCCCGGCGGCCCGTACCAGGGCTATGAGGCCATTATCGGGCGACTCGTGGAAGTCTCCCCCATCACGCAACCGAATTTCGCGCTTTACGAGCGCGTGTTCCAGATCCGCCAATCCCTTTGAGGATCCGACATGCTTTATGATCGCGTGGAGCAAACCACGAGCACCACGGGGACGGGCACGCTGTCCCTGATTGCCCCGACCGACGCCAGCCGGCGCGGCTTCGTCCAGGCGGCTGGCAGCGGGAAACCCGTCTTCTACTGCATCGAGACCATTGACGGCCTCTCCTATGAGTATGGGTACGGCACGGTGACCGCCGGAACGCCGGACACCCTGACGCGCACCCCCATCGTCAGCAGTAACAGCAACGGGCTGGTCAACTTCGGCGCGGGCACGAAGCGTGTCTATTCCACGCTCCCGGCATCCAGGGCCATCGTGGCAAGGGCGTGGTGCACCTTCGCTGGGGCCACGGGGTCTGTCATCGCGTCACAGAACATCGCGAGCGTGACGCGCAACGCTGCCGGGGTCTACACCATTGCGTTTGCCGCGCCGCTGTTCGACGGCGGCTATGCCTGCGCGGTCACGGCGGACGCAAGTGGCGGCCAATATGGGTTCGCCCCGGTGGTGAGCAACGGCGGCCGCTCGGCATCGCAAGTGTCGGTGCGGACCTTCGACAGCGCGGGCGCCGGGTTCGATTTTCCGCTGGTCAACATCATCGTCTTTGGGAGCTGACCCATGCCGATCATTTATGAGCAGGACGGTCGGACGGTCGTCGTCAACCCGGCGCCCGGCTTCGATCCGGAGGCCATCGCGGCGCAGGCGGTCCCGGCTGGCGTGGAATGGCGCATCGTCACCGATGACGAGGCCGCGGCCATCGTGGCGGCCGAGGTGTCCATTGCGTCGCGGCTGGCCGACATCGACCGGCGGCTGGCCGACATCGACGCCGCATCGGCCCGCCCGCTCCGCGCCGTGATCGTCGGCACCGCCACACAGGGGACCGCGACCGGCTGGCGGAGTTGGAGCAGCGCGCCCAGGCGCTGCGGCAGGAGCGGGCGCATCTGACCGCGCCCCCGGTGACCGATGGTCCGCCGGACGACGCGGAGCCCCCCAGCGAGCCGAGCGCGGACACCTGACCGCCCGCGACAACACTCCAATCCTTAGGCCGCCGCGCGCGGCCTTTTTCATGCTCGGAGGTCCTATGCCTGACCACACCGAACCGGCGGCCCGGCGCGAGGTCGCCGCCGCCCTGGATGCCTGCGGCGGCGACAAGGACGCCGCCCTCCTCCTGCTGGCCCACCTGCTGACCATCGCGAAGCGGGGCATGTGCGCCGGCTTCCTACACCACGGCACCAACAGCACCAACAGCACCAACAGCACCGGCCGGGTCTGATCCCGCCCCACCCCCACCCGCTCCTGAGAGGTTCCGATGAGCACCACCCTTGCGCTGCTCCAGCGCCTGTTCCCGGCTGGCCGCAGCCTGCCGGATTTCGCCGCCGCCCTGGACCGCTATGCCGCTGGCTATGGCGTCGACACTCCCCGTCGGCTGGCCGCCTTTCTGGCGCAGACCGGGCACGAGTCGACCGGCCTGACGCGCTGGGTCGAGGTCATGACCTACAGCACGGCCGGACGCATCCTGGAGGTCTTTGGGCAAAGCCGCCACTCCGCGGCGATACGGCCGGACGAGGCGCCGGCCCTGGTGCGCAACCCGCAGGCCCTGGCCGAGCGGGTCTACGGCCTGGGCAACTCGCGCAAGGCGACGGAGCTGGGCAACACGCAGCCCGGCGACGGCTGGAGGTTCCGCGGGCGGGGCCTGATCCAGGTGACCGGGCGCGCGAACGTTACGCGCCTCGCCGCCGCCGTCGGCCGGTCTGTGGACGCCATGCCCGACTGGCTGGAGACGCCGGAGGGGGCGACCGTATCCGCCCTGTGGTTCTGGCAGGTCAACCGCCTCAACCGCTTCGCTGACGGCGGCGACTTCGAGGGGCTGACCCGCGCCATCAACGGCGGGCTGAATGGGATCCAGGATCGCCGGTCGCGGCTCCTCGCGGCTCAGCAGGCGCTTGGGGTGTGACCGCCGGGTAGGTACGTTACCTCCTACGTCAGCCGAGCCACCTTTCGGTGGGCCGACGCCGGCCCGTATTGTCCGGTCGACACGACGGTCACTGCGCCAGGGTAAGGCCGGCATTTCCCGACATCAAGAACCACGCCGCCCGCGCCAGCTCGACCACGATGGTCAATCGGATGTGGACGGGTCCGGGTTCTGCCGGGTGCAGAGTGTGGGGTTGCTCGGCCCTAAAGGGGATCCGATAAGAGCGTCCATCGGGAGCCCGTTGAGTGGTCCCGTTGGGTGGTATTTCAGACCGCCCCCAGCGGCAGCGTCGAGTTCGGCATCGGTCAGGTCGGCGAGGCCGCCCAAAAAGCGGGAGAAGGTGGCAGGCTAAATGCCCGCCGCACCCGCGGCTTCAGCCTTCCGGCGGTTGATTTCCGCCATGATCTTCATGGCAATGCCTTTGGCCTGCATCTCGTCCAGTTTATAGGCGGTGGCTGTTGACGCTTGCTTGGACGATGCCGACGCGGCTTCGTACGCCTCAACGATATTCCAGATAGTGTTGCGTAGCTTCTCAAGTTTGCCGGCCGGCATGGCGCGCAGCTGTTCCTCAGTGACGTTGGCCGTTATCGACATGTGCTTCGGCTTCATGGCGCCCTCCCTGCTGGACCATCAGCGTAGCGGCTAGGCTCCGAATTTCAAAGTGAGACACTGCCACCGGTCCAAGTTTGTTGACACCTCGTCCCACCAGCCGCCCGGCATCCCGCCCAGCGGCTTTTCTCATGCCCGAAAGGAGGGGCAACCACAATGCGCTACATTCTCGACCGCCTGTCCGAGCGCTCAACGTGGCTCGGTCTCATTGCTCTGGCGTCCGCACTCGGCGTAGCTGTCACTCCGGATCAGGCTGCGGCAATCACCTCGGCCGGGACTGCCCTGGCCGGCGCTGTTGGCATCTTCACGAAGGGGTGATGTGCGCGGGGCGCCGCCCAGCTCCCGAGCGACGCCCCTATCCACATCCCCGCATACATCCCCGCATTTCCGTCAACCGAACCGATCTGAAGCCTTGCGGAACGGGAATATATACAGGATATTTAAAGAACAAGACGCGAATATGAACCTGACCTTAGCCCTCCGAAGGCAGAGGTCGTGAGTTCGAATCTCGCCGGGTCCGCCAGTTTTCCTTAGCAAAATCAACGCATTGGAAAACTGGCTTCCAGCCCAATCCCTCCGCCTTCGATTTTCTGGCACAGATCTGGCACAGTGCGCCGCATGGCACACCGGGCCGTCGGAGGCAGTATGGCGACAATTCGGGAAAAGGGTCCCGCCCAGTGGCACGTTCAGGTCCGCCGCAAGGGCTGGCCGACTCAGACGAAGACCTTCACCACAAAGAAAGATGCTGAGGCGTGGGCGCGGGCCGTCGAAGGACAGATGGACCGTGGACACTATGTGGACCGGTCCCCGGCCGAGAAGACCACTCTCAGGGAAGTTGTCGAGCGGTACCTCGTCGAGGTGACCGACAAGCGCCCCGGCGTCGCTTCCCGCATCGCAGAGCGAAAGCGACTCGAGCGATTTCTCCGCGAAGAAGCCGACCTCTGCGCGCACGCGCTCGCCCACCTCACCCCCGACCACTTCGAAGCCTACCGCGACCGGCGCCTCACGCAGACTGCCAGCCGAGGGCAGCAGGGCGGGCGTGGACAGTATCGGCCCGAAGAACCGAGGGGGCCGAAACTCCGCAAGGACGGACAACCCCGTGCGAACGCCGCCAAGCCGAAGGCTCCGCCGAAGCCGCCGGGCACGATCCAGCCCGGCACAGTGAAGCGCGAGTTGACCATTCTCAAGCGGGTCATCGACCACAGCAAACGCCGCCTTGGGCTGGCAATCAACCCGGTCAACGCGGAAGACGTCAAGCGGCCTGTGGTCAGCGACGAAAGGGACGTCAGGCTCAGCCACGAAGAGTTTGAGCGGCTCCTCGACGCTTGCCACGAGAGTCGGAACCCGTGGCTGGCGGCGCTGGTCGAACTCGCTTTTGAAACCGGTGCCCGGCGGGGCAGCCTCCTGCGATTGCGCTGGGACGACGTGGATCTCCGCGAGCGGTCGGCTCTCCTTCGGGCCGTAAAAAACAGCCGGTCACCGCACGAACGCTTGGATCAGGCTGTCGGCCTCTCGCCGCGTGCCGTCGAGATCCTGGAGGGACTGGCCCGCTCGCTCGACGGCCGGGTCTTCCCTACCACCGTGGACGCACTCAAGAATGCGTTCAACCGTGCCCGGGCGCGGGCTGGCCTTGAGCATTTCAATCTCCACGACACTCGGCACGAACGCGCGTCCAGTCTTATTGAAGCGGGCTGGAGCGACAGCGCGGTCATGGCGCAGACAGGGCACCGGGATCCCAAGTCGCTTAAACGGTATGTAAACTTGCGCAAGGGGCATCTTGCCGACGCTCTAGCTGCATTGCCTCCACGGCAAAAACGTCAACGAAATCCATAGACGTGAGCATAAGCGTTCGGCGTCCTCCTCGACAATCTCTCAGGTGACCTCAAGAGCAGCTTTCGCTACTGTGGCGCGCACTCCGCCAGGAGCGGAGGTTGCGAGATATCAAGGAAACACAATGCCCGACTTGCAAGGATACAGAATTGTAGAGCTCTTCGAGTACAGCCACGAGGAAGGAGAGTGGGTCCCCACTGGTCTTTATGCCATCGTCCACCCGGACGGCACGCTGCTCGACGGCACGTACCCGAGTCCCGAAGCGGCAGCAGCGGCCATCGAAGCAATCCTCCAGCTTGACGCTGCCCCTGTCCCGGGAAAGAAGTAGTTGACTGCTCCGAGACGTATGCCAAATTGAAATGAAATCGGCCGGTCATCGGGCGCCAACCCTACCGGCCGAAATCATCATCAAGGTGGTTCCAAGATGATATCCGTTGACGACGTTGTCAACTACGAGAATGGCGCCCCGATCCGGGGCGCTTGAGCGGGCGGCTGCATAGACAACACGCCAACACCTTCTTCACAGACACCACTTCCAACAAGTTTACTTGCCTACCTAGCTCCGGCTTACTCGACGGCTGGGACGGCGCGCCCGCCGACGATCCGGTCGACGCGGCTGTCGACGCGCTCGAAGCTGCAGCCGAGGCCGCCCACGAAGCCGCCGGGCGGCCTTGGCGGCTGCCCGACGAGCGGCCTGCCGAAGATGGCATCCCCGATGCCGACGATGCGCTCGCGGACATTGACCGGCTACCCGTGCCGTATCGGCTGCGACTCATGCAAGGGGCAGGCCGGGCGGCCGGGTGGCGCGGCCCGATCCCCGGCGCTGACAAGGTCCTGCACTCCGGGCTGGAGTATCGGCCCGTCGGGTTGGCGACGGCCGAAGAATGGCGTCGCCGGGAAGACCACGACCGCCTCCGCGAACTGGCGCATGCCGTCGCTCGACGCGCCGGGGCGCTGGGGCAATACGTCGATGGGCTGGCACTGGCGATGCTCACCGCTGACGGAGACGCGATCCACTCCGAAGCGGAGCGGCGGGCGCACGCGGCGCAGGCGCAGGTTCGGGCCGTCCGAGCGACGGGCGGCCCCGGCGAACTGACGCCGAACGAGCGTCGAGCCATGTGCCCGCGCGCTCAGCGGCGGCGGCTGGCGCGTGAGATCGACCGCACCGACGCCCACGTCAGCGCCATCCTCGGCGCCGTCGGCGGGCCGCGTCCGCCGAAGGGGAGGCCGGACCCGCGGCAGGTCTACGTGTCCGACTGGACGCTCGCCCGTTGGCGCCACCGGCAGGAGCAAGGACGCAAGTTCCTGGAGCAACAGCAGATCGTCGATAAGGCGACGGGCGAAGTGATCTGCTCGGCCGCCGAAGCGGCGGACAGCGGACAGCGGTTCCGTCGGGCGACGATGATCGCGCTCGTTCACGGCCTGCGCGAGATCGCACGCCGGGACGGCCTGGTGCCGGTCGCGATCACGCTGACGCTGCCGCCGGAGTACCATCCCGCTCCTGCGCTGGGCCGGAACGGATATGATCCGGCGATCACGCCTGCCGCCATGTTCGGCGAGCTTCAAGCCCGTTGGCACCGCGTCGTCGCCGTCCTCCGGAAACGGCGGGTCCGTACGGTGGGCATCTGGTTGCCGGAGCCGCACGAGGATGGCACACCGCACCGGCATGCGATCCTGTGGGCCGCGCCGGAGGGGATTGACGACCTGCGAACAGCGGTCGAAGCGCATTTCCCCGGCCGCCGGGCAACCGACTTCCGTGTGCTCGACGAGCGCAGCGCGGCGCAGGTCCAGACTTACGTCCTAACTTACGCCTTGAAGATGACGACGGAAGCGCCGACCACGAAGGCCGAAGCTCCGGACGGCGAGGAACACCTCGGAACGTCATTCGACCGTTTCCGCGCGTGGAAGTCGGTGTTCGGCGGAGCTCGTTCATGGGGCTTCATCGGCCTGCGCCCGGGTACCGTCGGTCGCTGGCGCGACCTATTCCGGTTGGCCCAGCGCGTGGAGCGGGGCGAGAAAATCGAATGCACACGGACCCGCGTGATCCTGCGCGCAATCCAGCGCCAACACCATGCGACGGCCTTGCGGCTCATGGGCGCACTCTGCGACACCGCGGAGCGCGGGGAGCGTGCGACGGAGATCGTGGGGGTCTACGAAGAGCGGCATACCGCGTACGGCGACGTGGTGCGCCTCCGGGTCGGCGTCCGTAACACGCGGACGGGCCATGAATGGCGGATCAAGCGCGAGGGAATCGCATTGGTTCCCGTGCGTCGGGTGGGGGTGGTTGCAGTTGTTCTGTCTTTCCCAAGGGGGGACCGCCCGGGCGGGCAGGACGGCCCGCTGGTCCCCGGCGCAGGGCCGCCCCCGGCCCCAGAGGCGGCCGGAACCAAAAATGAGGACGTCAGGGAAGGCCGCACAACAGCGAATGCAGGGTCGGCTTGGTGATCCAGCGTCGGGGCGCGCCACAGCACGTGCGGTGCCGTCCACATTGTGCGGCCACCGATCGCCGGCCGGGACTAGACGAAGGCCCCCGTCGCGCCGGGGCAGGCCCCAGCGCAACAGGAGGACGGGTTCCGCTCCCCCCTCCCCGCCAGGGCGGGGACCTCTCTGCCCCTCCCCCCAGGGGGAGGGGCTCCGAGGGCGCCGGGCGGCGCGACTGTGGGAGTCCTCGGCCACTGGACGCCGCCCCCGCTTACCACATGTCCACAGCCCCCTCTGATGCGCTGTGAAGGGCGCGAGGGGGGCTATGGGCATGCTCCGCTTCGCTCCGGCCCGGCGGCACGCCGGGCTGGAAAGCGGGGACGGCGAGCGCGCTACCCAGCGTCGGCCGCGTCGAACGGGTCGATAGCCGCTTCGACGCGGCCACCGACGTACGACACGTCGGCGGCGAACTCCCCGAACCGGGCGGCGAGGCCCTCCTCGACCTCGCCAAGCAAGAGTCCATATGCCAGCCCGGCCGCGATTATTTCGGCGGCGGCGTCGCGGGCTGCACCCGCCCCGGCGCACGAGTAGACCACGACGTCGGCGTCCCGGCGCGCCCGGCCGGACGCGACGAGTTCGGCCGCGTCCGGGAAATGGTCGAAGCGCAGAGCAATTTCTTTCCAATCCACAAGATTTACTCCGTTGCTGTTTGCGAAAACGGAGTAAATCAAATGAGTTTTCGCGTCAACATGAATTCAGAAACCGACTTATTGACCGGACCGACAAGAGCAAGCATAGTAATGTTGACAATTAGTTCTCGGTGGATACTGTCCTTCCCCTGAGCGTCGCCTGTCATTGTCCACCAAGGACAGATGCCCCGCCGCCCCGACGCTCTGCGGCAGCATGCCGCACCCACTACGCCAGAGCGGCCCCGGCAGCGCCGCTGTAGACGCTCCAGAGCACCGCCTCGACGACTCCGGCCAGCCACCCCGCTTGCCGTCCGAGCGCCTCGGGGTCGGCGACAATCCCGACTCCGAGAGTGGCCACCGCAGCCACGGCGCGGTAGATGGCTGGTGCGAGCGCCGGTCTCATCCCGCGCCAACAGCCGACTGCCGCCACACCCGCCGCGACGGCGAGCGCAACCGACGCCGAGGGCGCCAGTTCGGCGACCACCGCGACGACCCCGGCAAGCCCGGCGGACCCGGACTCAGCCAGCGTGCCCGCTTTCAA